GTGATTCCATACCAACACTTTCAACTTTTAGATTTGTTTGTCTATCAGTCATATATCCATATCTACCCTCTTTGAGTCCAACAATTTCCCAAAAACCACCACTTCCATCACCATCAATACTCAATATTTGGTCTCCTCTAAGCTCAGGATATAATTTGTTACATTTATCTAATAATAATCCAACCATTAATTGTGATAATCCTAATCCTCTTATATTTGGCCTAGGAGGTTCTTCACCATCTTCTAGGTAAATTGATAAAGAAATATTTTTACCTGTATCAAAAATATAAGGGCGTGGAGGTACTAATTCACCATCCATAGTAAAATGTCCAATTTCAATTGGTTCTTCTTCTTCTGTTTCAGGATTAGGCATATACAATTTAATACTTAAACTCATATAATGAGTTAGCCGTCTTTCTATAAATTTGATTGTAATTCCATTTTCTCTAACAGCATTCACCATTCGTGATATTTTGTCTTCATCACACCTGTGAAATACTGTAGGAATATCTTCTATAGGAATATCTTCTAGAGGAATATCTTCAACTGTAGCAGAACTTGTTGACATATAAAATATATAAATATTATTTTAGCAAGTTTTAATAATTAGTTAAAGATTACTTAAAGATTAGTTAAATTTTAATATAATTTATATATTATTTAGCTAATGACAACAAATCAACCAGTTTACTATGAAAAGCGCAAAAATAGTGAGCTTTTCAAAAAATTCATGGAAAACAAAGACCTTCATTTCTCTAGCATACAAAATTATACTCCTATTTACAACAAATTTTTTTCATTAAACGCTACTAATTTTAATTCCATTAATTTAAATAATAAGTTTTATATTTATGACATCAAACGAAATGTAGACGATAATAATAATATATTTAATTGTCTTATAAAAAATACAGAAAATGAAGCAGCGCTTTTAGAAAAAGAAGTATTTTTTAAATTTGCACCACTTATAGATCCATTTAAATTTTTATTAGGTAAATATAATATTAATGATGATGCGTTATATACTTTACCAAAATTAAACAATTCATTATCAACAATACATCCTAAAATTCTGGATGAAAATAATTCTGCTTATATTGATTCTTTTTTTTCATTTCTCTCTAGCAAACTAATACATACTTATAATTTTATAAATGGCGTTGATTATTATGGTTCATTTATAGGAATAAAACATAATTTTAAAATAGACGTCATAGATGATATTGATTATTTATCACAGTCTGATTTTTTTAATAAACATAAAAATATTTTGTTTGATGTAGAAGATTATAGTTTTTTAATTAATGAACCATCAATGCCAGTATTAAAACCAATAAAAATTGACCATACTCATTCAAATACTTCTTGTCTTTCTATTCATTCAATAAGTGATAATTTATTTGAAGATTTATTTACAAATGATAATGAAACCTCTCTATGTTCAAGTCTAACAGAAGAAAATTTAAAAGAACATACAATAGATTTAGTAGATATGATGAATTCCAAAGAAACAAATATTTCTGATGAAAAAACAACCACAATAAAATCTGGGTCAACCTGTTCATCTAGAACATCTTATACATCGGATGATGAATGCTCCCAGTGTGATAACTCATATGAAGGAAATGAAGAAGAAAAAAACGAAGGAAAAGAAGAAAAAGATAAAAAAGAAGGAAATGAAGAAAAAGAAGGAAATGAAGAAAAAGAAGGAAATGAAGAAAATAAATCTGATAATTCATCTAATTGGGAAGATGAAAGTGAAAGTGAAAGCAGTCATGGCATTGAACAAATCGTTGAAGTTACTATTCCAAAATTTCCAGTAAATGTGATTTGTATGGAACATTGTCAAAATACATTTGATGATTTAATGGATAGTGAAGAATTAACACAAGAAGAATGGATGTCTGCTTTTATGCAAATAATTATGATTTTAATAACTTATCAAAAATGTTTTTCATTTACACATAATGATTTACATACAAATAACGTAATGTATAATGAAACTGATAAAAAATATATTTACTATTATTTTAATAAAAAATATTATAAAGTCCCAACATTTGGAAGAATATTTAAAATTATTGATTTTGGTAGAAGCATATATAAATTTGATGGTAAATTATATTGTAGCGATAGTTTTCAACCAGGGTCAGATGCCGCATCTCAATATAATACTGAACCCTATTTTAATGATAAGAAACCTCGTTTAGAACCGAATTATTCATTTGATATATGTCGTTTAGCATGTTCAATTTATGATTACGTTATTGAAGATTTAGACGAAGTAATTGATTTAACTAAGTGTTCTCCAGTAGTTAGATTAGTCTATGAATGGTGTTTAGATGATAATGGAATAAATATTTTATATAAAACAAATGGCGCAGAGAGATATCCGGATTTCAAATTATATAAAATGATTGCTAGATGCGTACATAATCATACACCACAAGCACAGCTAGAAAGAAAAGAATTTAAATCATTTTTAGTTTCAAAAAAAGATATAACTAAAGTAGTTATTGAAAGAGCAATCAATATTGATGCTATGCCTATTTTAGCGAATACTCTTGAAAAAAAAAAGTAATTCTATAATATTATGTCATATGGATTTATTATTACGAGACATGTAAATTCAGAAACAACAAATCAATATTGGAATCATTGTATTCAATGTATTCGTAAATTTTATATTCCTGAAAAATATAAAATTATTGTTATAGATGATAATAGTAATCAAAAATTTATAAAGGCAGAATTTGAATATAGAAATATAGAAATTGTTCAATCAGAATATCCAGGAAGAGGCGAATTATTGCCTTATTATTATTTTTTAAAAAATTATTATTTTGAAAATGCTGTTATACTTCATGATAGTGTTTTTATTCATAAAAAAATTAAATTTTCCAACATAAAAGCACCAGTATTACCATTATGGCATTTTTATGAACATAAAACAGAAAATTTACAAAATACAATTCGATTAAATAATTATTTAAAAAATAATTATCACATAACTAAACATTTAACAAATGGAGATAAATATAATGTATTATCATTTAATAATGCTGAATGGTATGGTTGTTTCGGTGTACAAAGTTATATAAATTACCAGTTTTTAAAAGGTATACAAGAAAAATATAATATATTTAATTTGATAGGTGTTGTTAAAAATAGAACTGATAGATGCTGTCTAGAAAGAATTTTTGGTTCCATTTTTTATAATGAATTTCCTAGATTAATTTCTGTAAAATCTTTATTGGGAGATATTTCATCATATCAAAAATGGGGATATACTTTTAAAGAATATATTGATGAATTGAAAAAAAATAAAAAAGTAATAAGACCTGTCGTTAAAGTATGGACTGGTAGATAATAAAATTATATTATTTTGTAAATATAATTTTGTAAATATAATTTTGTAAATATAATTTTATAAATATTTTTTATAAATATTTTTTATAAATATAAATTTTTAAAATTCAGGATTATCTGTAAATACATTTGGACTAATTATAATATTTTCACCACCTTCTTGTAAAACCGGTTTTAATTGTTCTATTATAAAATTACCAGATATTACACTAAAATATACTAGCAAAGAATCACGTATTAAATATTTTAATGGTTTGCTTTCTTTGTCTACAAATCGCATTTCTATAAATTTAATAATAAAAAATATTATAGAAATAATAGCTGCTATAACAAATATATTTTGCATTTAAAATATCTAAGTAATTTCTTATTTTTTATTTTACGCATTATAATATTTATGCTAGCACTTCAATGTCATTTAATAAAAAATCACTATTTAAATTCAAATCTGGAGGATCCAATACATGTACGTCAAAATTGTCTAAACTAATATCATTATCTTGTATATTCAATTTAACATATGAGTTATCATCTTCCTCTTCATCTTTCTTTCTCTGAGCATTTCTAATACTACTTATTTCATCTAATCTCTCATATGTTTTTGGTGCTGTTACATTCATTTCATTATTATTACTATCTCTAATATGATCTATATCACTAAACGATAATGAGCTTGTGTCTTCTGATAAACTTGGAAATTCTATATTATCTGTATTGTTTGTATTGTTTGTATTATAAGCAATATCATTTCCACCGCCAATATTACTATTACTATTACTATTTTGTGTTTCTAAAGTTGGAGCTATTTCTGATATAACATGTGGCTTTTTATGACTTTTATCATGTGTATCTTCTTTTGGAACTTCTATAACTTCTTCTTTAATTTCTTCTACCACATCATCTTCAACTGTTTCATCCATATAAGCACGTAAAATAGATTCAATAGGAATACTTTCTCTAACCGTATTTAATATACATTCTTGTATAATAATTTCTAATTCTCTGTGATGTTTTTGTATTTGTAAAGGTGGTATATTTATTTCATACAAGTAGACATTTTTATAGATCTTTCGTGCCACATTAATATATACTTTATGTATAAAATCTTCTAATTTTGGAATACTAATATCAATCTTCTTTTGTTTTTGTCCAACTCGTATTGCTGTCAACAATTTTAATTGAATAATATGAACACAAGTAATTAAATCTTCTAAATAACTACAACGACTTTTTTCCACAATTCTATTTTTTTCTATTTCAATAATAGTTGAATTCCACTTTGGAATGCGACTTATAAAATTTTGAAATGTCATTAAATACTTATCCATTTCATTATTTGTCTTACATAAGTTAATAGCTTCATCAAATATAGATTTTAATCCTTCTGTTACTAAAGGAGTTAATATAGTAACTAATCTTGCTCCCCATTCATTTTTAGATTCATGTAAACTTGACACATTAAAATCATCCATTTTACATAAATGAAATATTTTCTAAACTATAATCTAAACTAATAAATAGAAAATTTAATATAAACAATATGATTAATTTATCATTTCTAAATTCTTTCTTTACTTTATTAAAGGCAAACAATAATTCATACCTTTTTTCATTTGATAAATTTAAAAATTGTGTATGATTTTCTAGTAGTTGAATAATGTCTAACCCACTATATCCTTTTTCGTATAATTTACTTGAAAATTGTATTAATAATTCATTATTTTTATTATTTTTATCATTTATATTAATATTATTCTTTTCCTTCTCTCCATCTTCTTCTAACTGTTTGTCTATATGTTTATCTATATATTTATCTATATGTTTATCTATTTTTTCCAATTTTTTATTATTCTTGATTGAAAAAACCTTTTGTAATTCTTTTTTTAACCATTCTATCCTCTGTGTTTTGATATCCTTTAATTTAAAAGTCTCATTCAAATTATATTTATATAAATTAATACTTACATTGTTAACTACTGGCTCAGGAATATATATTTCACAAAATCTAGATAAAATTGGTTTTAATAATTTATATTTATCTTCTACAATAATAAAAAATCGTGTTGTATGACTAAATAACTCAATACATCTACGAAGCGCAGATTGAGCATCAATTGTTAATTTATCAGCATTTAATAAAATAATACTTTTAAAAATATCACCACCATTTGAATTAATATGTGTTTTGGCAAAAAATTTCAATTCATCACGTATAAATTTGATTCCTTTGCCATGAGCACAATTCACATACATCACAAATGATTTTATTTTCTCTCTGTCATTATTATAAATTATATTTATAAATTTGCTGACTATTGTTCTCTTACCACAACCAGAAGAACCATGAAATATTATATTTGGTATTTTGTGAACATCATAAAAGTATTGTAATTTTTCCATTATATTTGTATGAATTGTTAATGACATTTAGTTTGAATTATTATAATAGTTATTTAATTTTTATATCCAATTTAACCGAATTATATAAAAATTAAATGATAATAAATTTATTGATTGTTTATAATATATTAATTGTCTATAACATATAAAGCATCGCCCCATCCATGTGGCGTCATATTAGTTAAAACTCTTTTAAAATTATATTGTAATAAAAATGCGTCTATTTCATTAATTAATCCACAATTTATATATAATTCTTTTTCATTAACCTCTAGATATAATACTTTTGCGTGTTGAATGCTATTTATAGAACCCTTTAGGGCCATAAGTTCAGCTCCTTGAATATCAAAATTCCAAAAATTGTATTTGGAAGATTCTATATTATTTCTTTCAAAAAAAGAATCAATTGTAATACTTTTATGAGAACTTTTATCAATATATACAACCCAAGGATGTTCTTTACTATGGGTTCCAAATTCTAATACACTAGATGATTGACCATTATTTGAAATATTAAATATTATTTCTTCATCATCTTTATCTGTTATAAGAGCATTATATACATTAGGAATACCTCTATTTTTTGCCTCTATTACCTTTGTATTAATAGCATCAATCCAAATTATGTCTTCATTTTTTAATCCCATATTATTATAAACCGATAATTCTTCGCATTCATGAGCGCCTATGTGAAAAATGCCAGTTATATTTATATTTTTTGATAATAATAATTTATTAATTTCTTCTAATTTTATTAACATATAATTATAATATAATAAAATTATTTAAGTATTAATTTAATAAATTTATTTTAATTAAGTTATTTTTTATAAATTTTATTTAAAAATTAACCCATGATGACAGACTTTGAGTATAAGGATTGGACTTGAATGCTTGTAATAGGTCACCATCAAGTCTCTCAACCCCAATTTTATTTTCATCATATTGTTGTTTTCCACGAATTTGTCCATATTGTTCCTTTCCAGCAGGCATTTGAGAAATAGTAGAAGCATTTGGCACCCACATACGTGGATTATCACGGTCTGTATCAATTCGCGCAATATTTACGTTCATTTGTTGATTATAAATTTGCGTATTACCTTGTGGAGTATAACTAGGTTGCGTACCTTCTAATTTACTATTATTATTTTGACGATAAGCAGCATCCACAATTACTTCACCCTGTCTTGTTGCACCATTTCCGCCAACATTGCCAATATATCCAGTTGTGGTGGTATCACGCTGATTCGCAACTGCTTGTTGATTATGTAATACATATCCAACACTGGCTTGATTTCCAATATAAGCATTTGGACTATATAATGTTGTTTCTTTCATTGTTGTAGCAGGAGCATCTGGAGCAAGAACATAATTCTGTTTTACATTAGAACCTGCGTCACCATAAATACGTATATTAGGACCATATTCTTCTTTTCTAGTAGGACGAAAAGCATCCATTATAGGCGCAATAACAGCTCCTATAGCATTACTAAATGAACTACGATATGTATCTGGTTGTCTCATAGTTGACCTATTATTTTCATAATTTGTATGACTTCTAATCATATTATCATTATTACTTGGACCACGACCCATAGCACTAGAAGCAGGAACATCAGTAACATCTAATTCTACTCTTTTTGGCGTAGTATATGTTGTAGGAACATAACTAGCATTTTTCTCTCCTCCAGCAACTCCAGCATAAGCTTGCGTAGTTACATTTCTAGAGGTAGCATGAACTTCTTGAAGCGGACGTAATGCTTGTCCTTTTTCTTGCCCAGTGGTAGTTAACCAACGATCTTGACTATTAATAAAAAATGTATCAGGACGATATTTTTCCACTTTTCCAAGTATTCCTACATTTTGAACATAAGCGCGAGAAGGCCCTTGATGATTTTCTAATGAATATTCTAATTTTGGATTTGTTGATACACGCATTTCATCTACAGTTTTAGGTAACCAAGCATCACGGTCTTCCATACCTGAATTATATCCACCACTACCTTTGGTTCCATATCCTTGACCTAATCCTGGACCTACATATTCTGACTCAAATGGTTTTACATTATTGCTTTTCATACCTGGATTCACACGAGATTGATAAAAATCGCTCATATTTGGTGCTCCATTAGCAAATTGCATATTTTGTTGTGGTTTAAATAAAGGCGCTTGTTCTATTTTTTTAATTACTTGAGACCCATTTCCAACCATATTATCTAAAAATGTTTCAGCCATATTTACACCATATACCTGTCCTTTAATTTTACCTCCATAAAAAGGAACCATATTATTATGTTTGAATTCCTTTGAATCTAAATAATTCCCAGTGAGAGAATAAATTTCTGGAATATTTTGTCCAACTTTAACTCCTGCGTTTTGTTGTCTTTCATAAGAATTTTGATCAAAATATTTATCTGTTGCTACATTTGGATTATGATATTTTTGTACTGTATCAGTTAATTCATTGATATTACTAACAGGATAGTTTTGTGGAGGAGTATTAGTATTTGGTAAATAATTTTGTTTTTTCCCCATATTTGTAAATTCTTCTTGCTGTATTGTTTTTAATCCTTTTTCTAATCGTTTAGATTGTGCATAACTACTATTTGATGGTGTTTGATTTGATGCTACATACATTCCTCCTAATGCTATAAGCGGTATGGCAAATTCCATTATTATATATAGAGTATAATAAAATATTATATGATACTTTATATAATTATATTATTGACAATTTATTTACTTTTATTTTACTTTTATATTTACTTTTATATTTTTGAACACGATGACGTTTCAGCACAAGTAGTATTATATATGCTTCCTTTACTATTATTCATCATATTTGTTGGCAGTGGCGTATAATCATTGGATAAATTAACTGGAAATTTTGCCACGAAATAATCTTTTTCTAAAATGCGAGTATTTAAATTATTTTGAAAAGACATACATGTATTTTCCTGTGGATTTAATGGCGGATAATACCAATCAACTTGTTCATGATCGCGTGCTGTCCATGCTGGCATAATTGTTCTAGATTGTTCTGTTGTTAAATTAGAATTAACAGGATATTGTATTGCTTGCGACTTAAAATCAAACCGTTGATACTCGTCTTTTCCTAAACAATCTCTATTTAATGGTCTATTTACACCAAACAATTCACTTTCTAAATTAGTTGAATTCGTTCTTAAATTTCCACCCCATTTTTGAATAATAATTTGTGGATCTGCCATATAAGCTGGATGTTCACCATTGCCTGGCATATTCATTATATATCTACCTTGATCTGTCATCTGTTGTAACTTTTTAGATATTCTACATGGGTCGCTACTAAATCGCGTTTCTGCCATTTATAATAAATAAATAGTTTATTTTATAATATTTAATAATATTTAATAAATTAAATACTTAAAATTATTATTTATTTATTTTTAATAATATGGAGATAACAATTACTGAAAATAAAAAAAACCCAACATTATGTCTAAACATGATTGTAAAAAATGAAAGTAAAATTATTACACGTTTATTTGACTCTGTTTTAACAATTATTGATAGTTATTGTATTTGCGATACTGGTTCTACAGATAATACTAAAGAATTAATTACTGAATATTTTGAAAGTAAATGTATTCCTGGAAAAATTGTAGAAGAACCATTTATTGATTTCGCACATAATCGTAATTTTTCGCTCCAAAGTTGTTTTGGTATGTCAGATTATATTTTATTATTAGATGCTGATATGGTATTGGAAGTTAAACCCAATTTTAATAAATCAATATTAAATTGTGCCGATTCTTTTTTAATATTACAAGGAAATGAAAATTTTTATTATAATAATATGCGAATTGTTAGAAATAATGGATTATATTTATATATGGGAGTAACGCATGAATATATTTCAACGCCACCTAATCATACTTCATGTAATATAGATAAAAATACATTATTTATTAATGATATTGGTGATGGAGGAGCAAAATCAGATAAATTTGAAAGAGATGTAAGATTACTAAAAAAAGGTATTGAGGATGGACCTGCATTAGCAGATAGGTATCATTTTTATTTAGCAAATAGTTATTTTGATTCTAATAAAAATGAAGAAGCAATTGAAATATATAAAAAAAGAATAGAAATTGGTGGATGGGACCAAGAAGTTTGGTATAGCTATTATAAAATGGGCAAGGCATATAAAAATATTGGGCAAATAGAAAAAGCTATTAGTACATGGTTAGATGGGTATCAATTATTGCCAAAACGTATTGAAAATTTATATGAAATTATTCAATATTATAGGGTTGAAAATAAATGTAAATTAGCTTATCAATTTTATAAAATGGCAAAAGAATCATTAGAAAAAGCAACTGATAAAGATACTTATTTATTTTTAAACAATGACATTTATACTTACAAATTAGATTATGAATATTCAATAATATCTTGTTATTTAGGTATTCATAATATTAATGATGCTTTAATAAATATATTTAATAATTGTATTGATGACCATATAATGAATAATACTCTTTCAAATATGAAATTTTATAAGGATATTTTAAAACCTATTGTAAAATTAGACTTTAATACATCATTTGAACACATAATAGGAGATAAATCTATAAAATTGAATTCTTCATCCTCTTGTATTATACCTAATAATAATAAAAATGGTTATATTGTTAATATGAGGTTAGTTAATTATAATATTGATGATAAAGGTTATTATCATGATTGTAATGATCATATTATTACTATTAATAAGTATTTTGAATTATCTAAAGATTTTAAAGTATTAAATGAAAAATTAATTGATTCTATTTTTGATAATAGACGATATATTGGAATTGAAGATGTCCGCATTTGTAATAATAATAATAACAATGAATTAATTTTTTTAGGTACAGGATTACATAAAAATGGAAATATTGGTATATGTTCTGGTAAATATGATAAAGATAAACAATTTTTAGAACCATTTGAAGTAAAGCCTAGTTTTTCAAATTCTAATTGTGAAAAAAATTGGGTTTTTACAAATTATGAGAATGAAGTTCATATTATTTATAGTTGGTTTCCTATGAAAATTTGTAAATTAAATAATAATATTCTTGATTTAATTAAAACAGAAGCAAATTTGCCCAGAATTTTTAAACATATGCGTGGTTCAACAAATGGATGCGAGTTTAATAATGAAATATGGTTTATTACACATATTGTTTCCTATGAACAACCACGGCATTATTATCACGCCTTTGTTGTTTTTGATAAATCTATGAAATTATTACGATATTCTGCTCCTTTTAAATTTGAAGGAGAATGTATTGAATATTGTGTTGGATTAGTCGTGGAAGATAATCGTGTAATTGTTCCATATAGCACATGGGATAGAACAACTATGATTGCTGTATACGATAAAAAATATATTGATTCTATGATTAAATATGAACATAAATAAGTATTTTTATAATATTTTTATAATTTAATTAATTTAATTTATAAAATAAATTCTCTAAAATAAATTTTCCAAGTTATCAATATATAATCAATTAATTTTAACGTCTGATTGTTCTGACAATTTTTTAAAATTACTAATTAATTGGTATATTGACACGCCATTTGGCATTTTAATATTTGTATTAGCTTTATTTGCTATTAATAATGTAATAATACTTAACATTTTATTTTTTGTTATTGTATTATTTTCCATACAGGCTACCAAATAAATATTAATTGGGACAAATAAAGCAAATACAAATTCGTCATCTGTATCTTGTATTACTTTATTAATATCTGTGCCATTTTGAATTAAACACAAAATTAATGCAATAATAGTATGTAATGGTTCCGATTGTCTATACATTAAAATATGTATTAAAGGCGTCACTTGTAAATCTCCATATACTTGATTTAGTCTAACAATTAATTGTTTAATAGCATGAGTCAAAATATGTTCATTGCCGGTATTTAATATTTCCATAATTGTTTCTTCTCTTTCAGATTCCATTTCTTGATTATTTAATTTAACATTAGTTATATAATAAAACTTTAATTTTTTATTATATAAATATTAAATATTAAATAATAAATGATAAATGATAAATGATAAAATATTAACTATTTATGGACAAGGAAATGGTCTGTTTTTTTCAATCACTAATGGTAATGGCATTATTGTTGGTTTATTTTCATAAATATTTACCGTTTCTAAAGTTTTAAATTCCGGAACAAGCGGTGCTTCTGGTTTTACCAAATTTGTTGAATTAATACCAAATAAAAAAGATTCAATTTGAACTGGATTGTATGATAATTTATTATATGATATTTGTCCAGGCATAAGACCATTCCCTGGTAACATGGTATTATATGCCTCACCATATTGAGAGTATTTATATAGATTATATTGTTCATTTTCTCTATATTGCTTCTGTTCTAAAGCATAGTTTCCTGGTGTATTTATATTTCGTGTAGACGCCATTATATTATGCTTATATATTATTTTTATTTTTATTTATTTCATTTATCTTTATGAAATAAATTTTATATTTACATTTATATTTTTTACAGCAAACTATTTGTTACTTGTATAAGAGCATTAATATTTTCTTCTTTTATAATTCCTTTATTTAATAAATCACATAAACATAAATGAAATATATGAAAATAATCATATGAAAATAGAATTATAAATCCAGTTTTAATATCTTCTGATAACATAAGTGATGCGGTTTTTGTCATTATTTCATTAAATATTTGTAAATAATTATTATTTAATTTAGTTTCTTCAAAAATAAATAAAGTATTATACAATTCTTCCATTTTATTATTTAAATTAGTTTCATCAAAACTTTTAGACTCTTCTAAATTGAACGCTGTTAACAATTCTTGTTGATATAATATATTTGACATATCCAACAATTCTTCGTTTGTTTCTTCTTCATGTAAATTTGGATTATCTATAAATAGTCGTTTAGATATAGGATTCATTTGTGATATTGTTTTGTCATAAAAAACATAAGTACAAAGAAATGTAGAATTATATAAGTTATCCATATTATTTATGTTGAGTTTGTTTCTTTAAATTGTTTGATGAAATAATTATTTGATTGATTTTACAATAAAATAATTATTTTTATATTTTATATTTTTTGAAAAAAATTACATATAGGTATCATTGCTATGATTAATATTTTCTCTGTCGCGTGTTAATTCACGTGATGGAACGCCTCCACGAATCCATCCTTCTGAAGCCACACTTTCAACGCAATAAGCAGGATTTGTCACACGATCTTTAATATCAGATAGCAAAGGCGTAGTTGAATAGTTCAAATAACTTTTTTCTGGAAGACGAGTAACAGACCGTTTATTAGTTATAAATTCACCTTGTTGCATTTGCGATTCTAAAATAGGATCAACAGACCCTCTGCCTAAATAAGGAACTGTGGCAAAAGGTCGTTGAAATAAATCAATTTTACATCTAGGATGTGTTACTAAACCTCCTAACATTAATTTAGAGGAAGCATCTACCACACAACCACCAGAACCAACACTACTTGGACCATTATACATAATTCCAGGTTGAGATGTTGCTAATTCTATTGGTTTTTTCATTGTACAATCGCTAGCAAAATAATTCTGTAAATTATAATTACATGCTTGGATATTTTGAATTGTTTCTTGATCTTGATAACAACTATCTGAACCAATTCTACTCATATTATCAAATGTAAAGTTAGTAACAAAAGCCATTTATATATAATACTTTTATTTTTTTACTAAAATATTAATTAAATCTTAATTAAATTATTAAGTAAATTATTAAATAAATTAAGATTTAATTGTTGAATATCATCAATAATTTAATACAAAGTATATCTCGGATTGTCTTGAACACGCGCGATAGCTCCATTAATGCCAGATTCCTTACCTGATATCATGCCAGAATATAAATATTGTGAAAATGCCCCTTGGTCATTCGCTACTCTGGTATTAGCAGTTGAATAAAAATTTCGGTTTGATTGATCTAAATAAAATTTTTCTCCTAAATCGCCAAACAATTGTTTATTGGTACCCTTAATGCCTGGATTCAATTTCTGCACCATTTTTTTTGTAGAACTTGTAATATCTTCATAAACATCTGGATTAAAAGATGGTGGTGCTGCTTTTCTATCAGGATTATCCATAATGTCAGTTAACAACACATTAGCAAAAGGATTTTTATTAGTATTTGGTTCAAAATCGGATTTTAAAAATTCTTCTAATGTTTCTGGATTCACAATTGTTTTACTAGTTTGAGTTGGAGAAGAAGTAATCACTTCACTAAATCCTTCCTGATTTTGAAACATTTCTTTCGTTACTTTTTGTTTACGTGTTTTAAATAATACCAAAATAATAAAAATAGTAATTATTCCTATAATCAATAATTTAAATGATGCTGTAAAAATAAATCCTAAAACTGTTAGTAATATAATTAATCTTGTAATAGCATTTAATTTCTGTTCATAAGTCATTTTGGGCATAGGATAAAGCTCACTTATGTAATCTTTATTTAATAGTATTGATGGATCATTATACCAAAATGGAATAGATTTTGTCATTATATATATACTCTTACTTAATTTTTTTTATTTTTTTCCTTTCTTTTTTCCCTTCTTTTTTTGTTCAGAATTTTCTGAAGATTGGGATTTTTCTTTTTTATTATTATTGGTTGCGCCATTAATAAAAGCAATTAATTCATCATCACTCATTACACTTTGAGGACTAGGAATAGGTTGACTATTTAATTTCATTTTTTCAGATAATTCGGCAGCAATTTTTTGTGCGTTTTTCATTTCTGCTCTTTGCTTTAATCGTTCCTTCATTTTTGCGTTTTTATCTAAACGGTCAAATTGTTGTTGCATAGCATTTACATCTACTTTGGCATTTTTACCTAAATTGGGCATTCCAGGCATATTTGCCATTCCACCCATGCCCATCTTCTTTAATAAGTCTTGAATGTTATCTAATCCTGGCATATTTTTCATTTTATTCATCATTTCAGTAGCTTCTGAATACAATTCATTTTCTTTAATGTCTCCAGATTTAATTCTAGCATCCAATTTCTCTCCTACATTTTTTACTAAACTCATTAATTTTCCAGGATTCTTAAATAAATTCTGAAATACACCTTTCGCATCTGTAATATTTTCCATATCTATATTTAAATCTTCGGCCGTTTCTTCAGCAATTTCCTTTGCTAAAATGCCTAATTTGCCACCTAACATACTTGATATATGGTCTTGTACTTGTTCTGCGTTTGGTAAATTATTCATATTAATATTGTTAAATGGATTTTCCATATTTTCTCTTGTTGCGTTCTCATTACTTTCGTTATTATTACTACTCTCGTTGCTCTCGCCATTAAATATATTCTGCATCTTTTCTAATGTTTCTTCTAATTTGCCTTTAAAATCATCTTCATTAATTGACTCAAATAACTTTGCAGTATCTCCAAACGCATCTTTATTGTCCATTGAGCCCACTAATGATAACAAAATTAATTGTAAATATTTCCAAATAGTTTCACGTGTTTTTTCACTAATATCACATTTAAATAAATATTTAAAACTAATTCCAGGTAAAAATTCGGTATTTACAGTTGATGTATCTGAAAACATATCTATATTCTGATACAATATGTCAAAAAATCTTTCAGGAAAAACAGTAAGACAATGTTTAAAAATTAATTTCATTTTTTCATCTTGTTTTCTTTCCATAAATTCAGACATTTTTTTTACTTCCCACCATTTTAAAATAAATGCTTCATATTCAGGAAAAGTAACAACGACATCTGAAATAAAATCCTTTATTATTTTTTGAAATTCTTCAGGAATGTCTTCATTTATTTTTGCGGACATATTATATGATTTGATATAAAAAAACTTTTAAATCAAAAACTAAAATTAATATATATTTTTTATACTTTCAAGATATTATTAAACAATATACACCATTGAAGATTTAAAATAGGACAAACCCACAAAAAAATAAAAAAAATTTGCCTATTTTAAGGCGTGTAAATTTTAGTTTTGGAAATTATTCTAAAAAACAGAAAGGTTATTTATAAATTGTTAACATTTTTTTTTCATTTGAATAAGAAGAATTATATTCTAAAATGTAGGAACTTCTATTCTTGTCATCATGAATAATAAATGGCCCTAATGTATTTTTCATTGTTTTATAAATTGAATTTTGATTATTTTTATTAAACCGTGATTCCGGATAAGGAGATTCCTTTATTTTATTATAATTTATTTCAATATATCCTTTATTGTATTTACTTACTATTCTATAATCTCCATTTGTTAAACCAATTGATTCTCCATTTTCGACTGTATACATTGTAAATGTATTGTCTGAATTATAATAGATTTTATATACTCGATTTGGACTACTTAAACTATTATGGATTGATAATTTTCCAATTAGTTTATTGCCTAATTCAGTTTTATCTAAATATTTGCCATTTGAAATATAATAATTTGTAAAATTATTAACAAAAAATATTGATAAAATTACTAATATTATTAAAATTATTAAAATTAGTAAAAAATTATAGTTTTTTAACATATATATACTTAATATATTATTTTACAGCGGAAAATAATTTTAAACTTGTTTACCTTTTTTGGTAATTTGCAAAATAATTTTGATTTTTACTGGAAAAATTTGAGATTTTACATATGCTAGCGAAGAATTTCTAAAAAATATTAAAATTTTACTTTATGTTGGTTTGGCAAAAAATAGCTTTACGCTTTAAATTATTTTTTGAAACAACTTAAAGTTGTCCCATGTTTAAATCTTTAAGGGTGTAAATAGAAAATTTATTTATTTTTTGATAAATCTATTATATAATCACATTTTTTAACTTCAAAATTATTTATATTCATACATTCTAAATATTTATTTAATAAATCTTCTTTATCATTATATAAATTTTTTTTATTATTACCAGTATTATTACCAGTATTATTATCAGTATTGTTTTTTTTAATAATATTTTTTTTCATATTATTATAAAAGTATTATAATAATTCCAAATTTACTAATTCATCTTGAGTATTTACGCCACTGATATATTTATTATTTGATTCATTAATTTGAAATGTATGTATAATTAATTTTGTTTCATCTTTTATTATTTTTACAATATCCGTTAAATAAAATTCATTTTGTATATTTTTATTATCTATTTTTGGAATAAATTGTAATAGTATTTCTGATTGAAAAAAATATAATCCTGAATTTATTATTTGTATTTTACGTTCATCTTCAGAACAATCTTTTTCTTCTATTATTTTTATAAAAATATTATCTTTTATATAAATTCTTCCATAACTAGTTGGGTCTTTAAATTTTGATGTTAATATATTTATTTTTGTATTGTTAATATAACTATTATTAATAAATTGCTGTAAAATATCTACTGTAATAAGAGGCATATCTCCATTTAATATTAATATATTTTCTGAATTATTATATTCGGTTAAACAACATTTAATAGCATCTCCTGTACCTAAAGGGTTTTTTTGTAAAACAAATATTAAATCATAAATATATGAATATTTTTTTATAGTCTCTATAATAAGATCATTATATTTACCTGTTACTATTATTATTTTTATAGGAGATAATAATCTAACAGTATTAATTATATGAATCAACATAGGTTTACCTTTAATTAAATGTAATACTTTGGGTATATTAGAATTCATTCGTTTTCCTTCTCCTGCTGCTAAAATAGTAATTATTAAAGGATTCATAATTAATATAAAAATATAAATTAATTATGTAGGTTTATCTCGCACAATATCATAATATCATAATATCAAAATATCAATGTGTAAATGTGTAAATTTACATTGAAGAATAAATTGTTGATAATTTTGTTAAATTTTGAATATATTTCATTGTTTTTGCTTGATCATCCGGTTTCATTGATTTAATTGGTTTTCTTAAACGATCAATCACTTCAACTATTTTTGAAGAATTTTCTGCTTTTACTAAATCAGTAGAATAATCCTTATTAATAAAAAAATCAATATTTCCAGCATCTATTTGATCTTTATATTTACTAACAACATAACTATTCCAAATTTGAATTATTAATCTTGGATTTGCCTTTCTAATCATTAATGCTGAGTTTTTTGACGATAAAATATCAGGATCTTCTGGAAATACTGTAATAATATCATTCAAAAATTCAATAAAATGATCATTAAAAGCGGTTAAAATAGTTGAGCCTGATGCCATTAATTATATATTTATGTAAAACATTTTATTTTTAAGTTATTAACAAATATAATATATTTTATTTATTATTTTGTCATCTATCTTTTCATAGATAATGATGTTAAATCTTGTTCTCTCTGTTTCTGTAATTGTTCTAATGTTAATCCTTCAGGAATTTTACTTTGTTTATAATCTTGCTCGTCCTTTGGTGTGTTAATTTGGTCATTTTCATTTAATCCAAAATAGCTATGCATTTGCCTTAATCCTCCACCACCAGTTGCGTTTAAATCTTCAGCATTTTGATCCAAAAAACTAAAATTATCAGAAACTATGCCTCCAAATCCAGAATCTCCTAAAGTAAATGCCATCGGTTCCATATTATTAAAAGTGGCTTGTTTTGTAACAGCTTCTTGTCTTGGTTTTAAATGATTATTAATATCATTACCATAAAGAACATTATAGTTTTGATTTAATAATAGTAAAGCAGGAACTTTTGTTATATTTTCTGGCATAATTATTTTTTGACCATTCTCTAAAATAATATAAATTTTGCCATCTTTTTCTTTTGTTCTTTTGTCAATACATATAAAATGTAGGTCTTTGTTTACTTGCGTTTTTGAAAGTGACTGTAAAAGTTTTTTTGAATGTTCGCAAAAATTTGAATAATATAAGATTGAACCCATTATTTTACAATAAGCTAATTTGAATAATATTTTAACTTATTTTATAATTTATATTTTTTTATTTATGAATTATTATTAAAATTGATTAAAATAATATTAAATATATTAAATATATAACTACAATGAACCCACGTATTCAAGACGTTAAAGAAAATGGACAAATTCTTACATTTACCTTAAGTGGCATAAACGTAAGCTTGGCAAATGCTATTCGCAGAACACTATTATCAAATATTCCAACAGTCGTATTTAGAACAACGCCTTATGAAGAAAATAAATCTACTTTTATTAAAAATACTAGTAGACAAAATAATGAAATTTTAAAACAGCGATTGAGTTGTGTTCCTATTCATATTACAGATTTAAGTATGCCATTAGAAAATTACATATTAGAAGTAAATGTTGAAAATTTAACAGATACTGTTCAATTTGTTACTACAGAAGACTTTAAAATTAAGAATATTAAAACAGGGGAATTTTTATCAGAAAAAGATAACAAAGCCATATTTCCACCGAATGATTATAATTATTATATTGATTTTGCTAGATTAAGACCTAAAATTTCGGATGAAATACCTGGCGAAGCACTTTATTTTACTTGTGAATTTTCCATTGGAACTTCTAAAGAAAATGCTATGTTTAATTGCGTATCAACATGTTCTTATGGATTTACTATTGATGAAGAAAATGTAGAGTTAGAACTTAAAAGAAAAGTAAAACAATGGAAAGATGATGGATTTGATAAAGACAAAATTGATTTTGAATCTAAAAATTGGAAATTATTAGAAGGACAACGAATTGTTAAACAAAATAGTTTTGATTTTATTCTTGAAACTGTAGGCGTATTTACAAATCAAGCATTAATGACAACTGCTTGCTCTATATTAATTGCGAAGTTAACTGAAATGGAAAATTTAATTGATAAAGATGAACTAAAAATTATAGATTCTTTAAATACAATGGAATTTTCGCATGATATTATTTTAGAAAATGAAGATTACACTATTGGAAAAGTAATTGAATATATGATGTATTCAAAATTCTTTGAAGGATTAAAAACACTTACTTTTTGCGGATTTAAAAAGATGCATCCCCATGATTTAGATAGTATTGTTCGCGTAGCCTATAAAGAACTGACCGATATTACAACAATAAAACAAAATTTGAAATCTTGTATTAGAGATGCTGTAATTGTTTATGAAAAAATCGCTGAAAAGTTCTAAAGCATTTAACAAAGCATTTAATAAAACATTTAATAAACATTGAATAAAGCATTTAATAAATTATATTATTTATAAAGTATTAAATAATAAATATATGATAAAAATTTCTACTATAAATATAGGATAATGTCAACTTCACCAAAATCTAATGAAAGTCTTCAAGAAAATGAAGAAACTCAAAAAAAAGAACCACAACAAAATATAGTTTCATTACAATTAGGCGATGTAATCAAAATAGAAGATCCTACTAATGATATATTGAATAATAATACCTTTATCATTGATTACATTGATAAAAATATAATTAAATTAGTAAATGTAGACGATTTAAGTGCTATTCAACTTAGAATAAATGAAGAAGGTATTATTGCCGCTGGTACTATAACTACTATTGATTTAATTTATAGAAATGTAGAAGAAGGATACGCACGACAAAATAATTTATTACCTGGTACATGGATTAATATTTTTTTTGGCGGCGATACTCCTGTTGTTATTACTGGTGAAATTACAAATTTAGAAGAAGATATGATTGAAATTAAAGTTTTTCCTGATAATGATGTTTTATATATTAATTTTGGTTATAAAGGAATTCCTGAAGATTTACCCATTGATACTATTGAAATTAGAAAAGCCCCAGAGAAAAAATATGAAAGTGCTGAAACTGCTGAACCTGCTCCTTTAGTAATATCTAAAGAAACTCCAGAAGAAGAATCCTTTGGCCCTGAATTAGAAGAAGAATATTTTGAACCTGGTAAAGTTTTTATTCCTCCTAATGAAGTAAAAAATCAATTAAAGGAATTTATTATTCGCGCCGATGAAATACATTTTGGAAGAGAATTAGGTCCTATTACTCAATTTGTTGACGTAGATACTTCACAACAACGATTTACTATTGAAACTCAAACGAATGAATTATTAGATGAATTACTTTCCAGAGTTCCTAATCCTCAACGAACTACTAGAGTTTTAAATAATATTCATATCATGATTGAACGATTCAAACAATTACGCGAAAATTTTTCAGATTTTGATAATTATGGTAATGTAGAAAATCCTACTATTAAAGGATATGATTGGAAACCACTTTCTAATGAACTTAGAAATCCAAAAATTCTACTCTACTGGATATTGCCGGTTGTTAAAAATATTAAAAAAGTATATAATATCAGCACTAAAGAAGACACAACTTATCCAGATATTGTGCCTTTTATTACATCAGAAGATTTGGTAAATATAAAAGGTGTAATGGATTCTTATGATAATGATAATGTTCCTATAGAACAAAATAAATATATTAATATGGTGAATGAATTAAATCCTTATTTTACACCATTTACAGACACCGATCCAGAAACAAACAATGATGTTATAAGTAGTTTTAATGTAGAATGTGATTTAAATACAATTATTGATAGTCTTGGTGATTTTTATTCATCTATCGCTCAAAATGATGCTATCAAAACTAGAAAATTTGTCATGACAAAATATAATACAGGATTAACTCGTTTGGAAACAACACAATTAACCGGTAGTAAAATGATTGCACATCGTGTTAAATTAACACCATCAGATACTTTAGAAATTAAATCTATTATTACTTTACCAGAACCAACAATTCGTTTTTCTAATATTAATTTGCCTGGAACAAATATTCTTTATAAATCAAATTTAAACAATGTTTTTTTAAATTATTGGCAAATGTTGAAACAAAAAACAAATGTTCAACCTGTTATGATTGATGATATAGAAAAAGAATTAGAATTTAATGAAGAAAATTATGTTAATAATATTAAATCATATAATTTAGAATTTAAAGAAGAATATAAAACATTAAATGATAAGCTTCTTTATAAAAAATATTTAGATGTCATTGTTCCCAAAACACGTGTGCTTTTTAATTTAATGAAAAAATATATTACTGGTAAATTATCTATTGTTGATATTGTTACTTATTTAGAACCATTTCTTGTATACACAGATGATTTAACTTATATGCAATTTAAAGAAATCAACACATTTTTAGAAATTAAAATAACAGATTATAATAAAAATTTTGTTGATAAAGGAAAAAGTTTTAATACGTTAAAAAGGTCTTTTGAGAGATTAACTAATAAACCTAGTAATAATACTATTTTTGGAACATTACAAGACCATAATATGAAACAAGATATATTGGTAGATGGTTATGATATTAGTAATTCAATAGATACTACTAATTCAGAAGTCTTAACAACTATTACAGAAACAGATTATGGTAATCTATTTTATAATGCTTTGTCCTTAGAAAACATAAATTTAATGTTACCAAATGATGTGTCCGCATTATTAGAAGAACAAAAAGATTTATTAGATACGCAAGTAACTAACGCGGAAGAAAAAAATAAATGTGTAGTATTTGTTATTGCAAAACAATATTCCAATGTTGCCGATTTAAATGAAGATAATGGAAAAACGATTTATTTTGATAGAAAATATGATAATACGCCTTATAGCATTCTAGATGATTATGAAAAAGAACAAATTAAAATGTCTCCTGAAGAATTTAATGAATTTCTTGTTAAAAAACTTAGATCCAAATATAAGTATGGGGAAGAAGATGCTGGATATATGGCAGATACATTAATTAATGGTATGAAACAAGTAGTTGATGGAAATATTGCTATTTTATTTGTAAATGAAGAAAGTAAAATCAATTATTATCGTCGTGACAATAATCGTTGGGAATTAGATGAAAATGTGAAAGATGATACGTTTAATGCGAATAATCAGAGTATGTTATGTAATTTTCAGCAAGGATGTATTGAGGTTCAGCAACGATTCGGTTCTCAATTTGATTCACAATTTAATTCTAAATGCGAGTCATATGACTTAAATAAAAAAGAAATAAAACAAAAAGCCATTAAAGAAATTATGGATGAATTTGATAAAAATTATAGAATATCCAAAGAAGAATTGGAAATTAGAATAAATAGACAATTTGATTATTATAAAAGCATTATTGATAAACTAAAAATGATAAAACATAAAGATACTTATAAATATAATGATTATCAATATGAGCTAGGTGCTATTTCAGAAGAATCATCTTTGGCTCATTCTGAAGAATTAGTAGTTTCCCCTTATTTAAAATTGAGAGATATTATATTAGGTCAAGCAGATTTTATACAAAAACAAAGTAATATTGTTCGTTTTGCCACACGTTTTACTAGAGAAGCTACTGAATTAGAAGATGAACATTGGACATATTGTATTGAAACGAATACTAAATTATTACCGGCTTTCATGTATATATTATCATCTCAATTTGTTGAAGACCCTAACTATTACATAGAAAAATTGGATGAAATTAAAAAAATAAATGGAGCAATAAGTGATGATGGCGATTCATGGGTTGATAAATTTAGTGGATATGTGATTTGTAAAATAGATGCTGATGTAGATGAAGGTTACGAAGAAGGATTTCGTGTTTCTACTCGTGCTATAATGGAACAAGACGCAGGAGATGCATTGTTAAATGCTGTCAATAAAAAACAAATAGAATTTCAAAATGTAGAAGCACAAATGGCGTATAATGTTATTTATACAATGGCAGAAAATATGGGAATTAATATTCAAGACCAAAGAGAATTTATGATAAAAATATTCAGTAATATGCTTACAATTGCTTTACCTTCTGAAGCTCAATATAAATTAAAAGCAGAAGAACTTTCCAAGAAAGGAAAAACTGTTCCTGATTATAAAAAAGTGTATAATGTTACTATTCTTTATTTGGCATTAGGTGCTTTATTAATTGGAATACAAACAAGTATTCCTTCTATTAAAACGCGAAAAACATTTCCTGGATGTGTGCGTTCTTTTATAGGATTTCCATTTGATGGACTCGGAGATTTATCTGCTTTAAATTATATTAGTTGTATTGCTTATAAAATACGTAAATCTGGTGATGACCCATGGTCTGGGTTTTCCGGAGTAAAAGAAACCGTTGTAACAACTAAATTAAAAGAAACAATAGAAACATATTATTTAAATAATGCGGATGTTATACAGAAGTTTAATGAAAAAACAGATTATTTATTATCCAATCCAGTAGATGATATTCCTGCGGAACATGATTTAAGTAAATGGTTGAATTTTTTACCACCTTTAGTTATTATAAAAATAAAAAATCTAGAAAATATTTCTGACCAATTAAAAACCGCTTTTTTAAAAGATATGAAAACAGGTTCACGAGAACAACGAGAGAAATCATTAATTGTTGAATCAAAAATCATTTTTTTCTCATTAGCAATTCAAGAAAGAATACAGAAAATTATCTCAAAAAAACAATTGATATTAGCGAATTCCTCTAATGAACCTTTTTTAGAAAATGCTTGTTGTAATCATGAATCTCGTTCAGAAGTTACTACTTTACAATATTTTGAAAAAGAAGATAGTGATATTACGCAATTTAATTATATTGTACGTCAATTATCAGACCTTATTTATGATATTGTTAGCATTGTTAAAGCTCCTTATTTGTTTTCGCGAGAGAATACTAAAAATATATATCCTTCATTAAGTGATGAATTTAGTGAAGAAACGATTTATAGAGCCTTTATTACATTTTGCCGTTTCAATTCATTAGCTTCATTAAACGAAGAATTAATTGCTATTTGTACTGATAAACCGAATTATTTAAATATTGCTGATTCTATTAGTGATAAAATAAAAAAATTAAAACAAGATGGTCGTATTTATAATAATGATGCCATGTTACGTTTACTACAAATAGTTGGTCGTCAAAATATTGTCCATTTATCTTTTATTAATGAAAAGAGTACTACGCCTATTCAAAAAGTGCGCAATATTTTAGAACATATTACAGATTCAGATGAAGAAGTAATACCTGCTTCACTCGTTCAAAACATTGCCAATATATTGGATACTTATGATATTGCTGTACAAGAAGATACCGATGAAATGAGGTCATTAAAGAACTATCTTGGACGTTCTAATATTGAAATGAAAAGAGAAATTTTTGAATTTTTGGGGAAATATGGAAAATTAACAAAGAGAGAAAAAGCAAAGACTAAAGATATTATTGATAAATTAATGGTATGGGAAGATTTGGGAACTGATATGAATGAACGTTCTATTTCTGACGACGCAATGTATAATGCTATTGAATTTATTAAATCATACTTACAAAATATAGTAAAAATATTTCCAAATATTATTTTAAATTCTGTAAATTATCAAGACATTCCTATTCCCAAATATTTGGGACTTTCTACAAAACATGCGAATGATGTTAAATTAATTGTAAGTAAATATTATTCTAGTTTAAATGCGTTTTATAAAAATAAAACACTTATTAATGTGCTTAATACTATTGAACCTAGATGTGCGAATTTATTAATGTTAGCTAATAATACACCTTCTTTTACAGATATTAAATATAAAGGAGCGACTAATCATTCTATATTTGATAGAAAAACCAGTTTATTATTGTTTGAGAATTATTTTTTAGAAACTGTAAAAGAATATATTAATTTATCTAGTGATGAAAGTATGTTGGTGAGAGAAATGCGTAGTTCAGTAGAAAATGAAGAAGAAATTGAAGCGAGAACAGTTGAATCTATGGAAGATATAGTACAACGATTAGATATGGGTACTATGGAACAAATACAAGTTGGAAATATAAAAGATTTAAAAGAAAAAACTGCTGAATTATTATTAAGCTATTTGAACATTATGAATGAACACAAAAATACAATTGATTTATCATATGATAGAATTATGGATTTAGTATTTAAAACAAGAGAGCGAGAGAAGGATACATTTACAGATAGATTACAAGCAAAATCAGATGAAGAACGTCAAATTGATACCATATTGAAAATAAATAAGTTAGGTGTATGGAGTAAGGGATTACAAAAAGGATTAACGAGTTATGTGAAAGATACATATGATGATGAACGTGAATATATGGAACAACTTGGCGAAGTAGAAAGAAAAGTAATGAGAAATAAAAATGTTAATGATAGAAATGTAGATCAATATATGGATGATATATTGGAAGAACAAGAAGCAACAGATTTTATTGATAGAGAGGAAAACGATATAGCATTTTTAACAGAGAATTATATGGATGGCGATTATCAAGGAGAAAATGAAGAAGATTATGGTGATTACAATTAAAAAATATAAAAATGTAAAGAAGAAATTTCTACTTTAATTATATAATGAATAAAAAAGATTCACTATATAATTTAGGTTTTTGTTACAATGAAACAATTGCTTGTTTTTGTATTTGGATATGTTATTTCTTAACATGTGGCGGACATTGTTGTATGTCGTGTTTTGAAAGTCCGAAAGAAGATGAAGAAGTAATTGAACTCAATAATATATAAATTATAAATTTTAATTTACTTTCTAGATTTCCTAGATTTTCTGGATTTTTTAGATTTTCTGGATTTCTTGGATTTTTTAGATTTCTTAGATTTCTTAAATCTTTTGGAATGTCTATGTTTTCTACTACGACCACCAGTTCTAATATCTAAATTTCCAAAAAGTTCATCTAATTCGGTATCATTTAATCCACCATTATCATCTCCTTCATCATAACCATTAACAACTGCTCTTCCTTCAGGCACAGCTACAACCGCAGTACTTGTAATTGGTGCTTTATAAATTTTCGCATTTGGTCTTTCACCTAGTTCATTTAAATCGCATAATCCTAATCTATAAATATAAACTTTTCTTGATGGATTTCTTGAAGTAGCTCTTAATTGTTGTTCACCAACATAACTACATGTTTGAGCAGCAATTTGTTCTTCTGGCGTTAATTCTCTTTCTGATATTAATGTTTTAGATCCTGGCATATTATATATATGTATAAAAAAATTTGGGTTATGGTGATATATAATATTCTATAAATATATATATAGTTATGAACCCTACTTTTATTAGAAATAATCCTATTTTAGTAAGTATTATTTTATTTTTAACTATTTTTATTTGTTTCCAGCTTTTAAAACCTGGATTTTTATATAATAAAGATGGTAGTTTACGCCAATTTGGTGTTGGATATAGAAATAAAACGATATTACCTGTATGGCTATTATCTCTCGTTTTAGGAATATTATCTTATCTTTTTGTCCAATTTTATTTATCTAAACATTCCTTATTTTAAAATAACGCAATTACCCTAAATATTATATTTATGAAAGTTATTCTATTATTTTTTTATTTGAAGAGAAATACAATAGAAATAAATTTTAGGAGTATTTTGCGTTTATTTATTGACAAACCTAAACCAAAAATACAAAAAATAAATACAAATACAAAAATAAAATATTTATTTTATACGTATATAATATAAATGGGAAGAACAAAAATTAGAAGAATAAAAACAAAGACTAGAAAGACTAGAAAGACAAGAAAGCCAAGAAAAACGATGAAGGGTGGTTGGTGGAGACAAAAGCCAAGTGAATGGATGCATTTTTCAGAACAAGATAAAAAAACATATTGTATGATGTCTTATCAAGGCACAAGTGCGAAAAAAGGAGATTATCATTATGACGCAGCACAAAATAAATGCGTAAACGGAAAAGATATGTCTACTTATTCTATGGCTCCTATGTCTACTTCTATGGCTTCCCCTAATCAACAAATGTCATCACTAGGAAATTAATATTAAATTTATAAATTATATTATATTATGATATAATTTATAATCACATTCAAGTATTAAACCTGTCATAAAAATGAGAAAAAATCGGCATTTAAAAAAAATTGATTTGTAATTAATTCAAAAACTTAATTGTAACTAACTGTAACACTTATTTTCAAAAATGATATACGCATCATATAAAGTTGCTGCTTTAAGACGTCTTGATACAGTAAGATATGAAGAACATATTAAAATGTTAAAGATTGTACGAGAATCTGAACAAACAATTAAAAAATATAATTATTATACCAATCTAATAAAATTGTACAATAAAAAATCAGAAAAAAAACAAAAAAAAATATTACAAAATATTTATGATAGTTTGCCGAATGATGTGATAAGAATAATTCATGGGTTTTTGACAAAACCAACCATCGAATATATACAGCAATTAAAAAATGAACATAATAAAAAAGAATATTTAAAATTATTAAATGAAGTATGTGAAATTAAACAAAAAAAGTATTATTCTGATGGCGTTAAACATTACTTTTATGTTTCGCCATGTAGTCTATTTCAAAATATGTTAGAAGATTTACCAAATTATATATTACTTAATTTTATTTCATCTAAATTTGCTATAGATTGTTTTAATGCTGTTAAATGTAGTTGTGAAGAATTTAGTACCTTTTATGAAACTTGTATAAAATACGAATGTTTTAATTTTGAAATAAGATCATTAATTACTATATTTCATAAAAAAATAATAAATGAAGGCGATTTATCTCTTATTCCATTAGTTCGTCGTTATATTAAATCTATTATTTATATTAGCGAAACTTTATCAAATAAAACTTTAGTATAAATTTAGTATAAATTTATCCACTATAAACCTGTTCGCTAGATGTTGCGTTCGCCTTTAATTTAGCATCCTCTTCATCTAAAAACTTCTGATGATTTTCCGCCATAACACTTGGATCCATTATACAACCTCGCGTAGATAAATTATATTGAACAATTGAAATCAAAAAGATAGCTGTATAAAAATACCACATCGCTTCTCCTATATTATCTCTCATTACTACTACTCCTAATAGTTGTTCTTGTAATGATTTCAACTCTTCTTTGTCTGCTGTAGACCCTTTATTTTGATATCTATCTTTCATCAATGGCATTAAAATTGCCCAATAACTCATAAAATTCTCAGGCACAATTTGATTTATCATGATAGATACATTACCACATACTTTTAAAATAGCTTCCGCGGACTTTTGTAAAGCCGCTTTTTTTTCTACATCTTGTTCTTGGTCAATATTTGCCTGTACACTTGAATTAACAAGTAATTCATTTAATATTGTATTTGCTTTCCCAGATACAGCAAAATAACCAATCACATTTGAAAATGCGGACTTAAATCCAGGAAACGCAATTATTATTAATACAATAGAACCAAAAATTAATGCCCATGGTATAAAGGTCATAAATGCTCCTGCCGCAAAATTAGTAGATACATTTCCGCCGCATTTATTTATTAAGATAGATGAATTCACAAAGAATTGCGTAATAACAACTAATAAAACATAAATTATTAAATACAAATAACTTTGTTTAGTATAAGCTGCCATAGGGTCAATAGATTCTTGTGTCTCTACGCCATCTTGTCCCACTGTTGTTTTAGTAATTGGTTCACCACTTAATATAGTCATTGTTAAACCAGGTTTTACCAAATAATATACAATTGTTATGATTGCGAAAATAAATAATGAGAGATATGTCGAATCCATATTTATATAGATATTGGTATAAATTATTTTGATATAATAAAAGTATTATTTAATATGAATTTTATGAACGAAGGTTTTACTAAACCTATTTTAACTGAACCTGGAGTAAAATATTTTTTAAACGAAACATTAAAACAATGTAGAGAATTTAAAAACAATTATAATAATCATATTTTTAATATTTCTCTTCTTGTTATCTTTTTAATCATTTTAGGATCTTTATTGTTAATTAAATACAAGGGAAAACTTACTCCTGCCGAAAAGTATAACAAAGATAAAGAAAAACAGCAATATATATTATCTAAAATTAAAAATTATCAAGATGCTAAACAGATAGCACGACAAGAATTAATTACAGGATTACCTCAATGGGAATCTGAATATGATATTATACATCAAAAAATGTCAGTATAAATAATAATAATATTATATATAAATTATATAGATTATGGATTTTACTGATATTGAACAAAAAAAAGAATATATGGATGCTTTAAATACTTATTTTAAATTAAAAAGTGCTTATGAAGAAGGTTATAGTAAAGACAAAAGAAAAATTATAAAAAAATCTGATTCAAGTTGGAAAGAAAGGCGTATAGAATATTCAAAATTAATACCAAAATGTATTAATTGTAAAAGACCGGTTGGTTCTCTCTTTTCTACTGTTTCAAAAGATGGAGATAGAACTTTAATTGCGAAATGTGGCGATAAAAAAGACCCATGTCCTTTAAATATTATAATTAATTTAGGATATATTATTAATTTAGGTAATGAATTATCCAATGATGAAAAAGGAATAAATAAAATTAAAACAAATATTATTATTGATAAAAATGATTTGCTTTTTGGTTATATTACATCAGAAGAAGCAGTAGATAAATTTGATAATATACAAGAGTCATTTACTACTGTTAGTTCCAATTATGAATATTTATTAGAAAGTTATAATAATATCGTGAATAACAAAGAGAAAAAAGAAGAATTAGCGAAAAAAGAGATTGAATTACAATTGAATATAGATAATGTTAAAAAATTAATGGCGAATTTTAGTAAAACTCAAGAAGTACAGTTTGTGGATGATGTGGTTGAAACATATTTAAATGAAATCACTCCATTAGCAGATTATATTATGAAGAATAAATATGCTTATTCTATTGTGGATTATAATGAACGTAATCATACACATGAATTAGTTCAAACGCCACTTTCTATTGATGTTTTAGAATGGGATTTGTCCACTGATAATACAAGAGGAATAGTTTCTCTAAAAGTAGGAATGAATAAAATGGATAAAATGGATAAAATCAAAAAACCGCGAGGTCCTTCAAAAACTAAAAAGATGCCTAAGGAAGAAAATGAATTTAAAATTGTAGTTCCAAAGAAAAAAACAAAAAAAAATAAAAAACCAGTTTTAACTATTGAATCAGAAGAAGAAGAAGAAGAGGAAGAAGAAGATAAAAATAATTATACTCCCTTATCACCACATACACCTAGTTCTGGTCCTCCTACATGGAAGCCTAAATTTTCCAAGGAGAATGAAGAACCAAAACAAACTCGGATTGAAGAACAAAATAATATCTCTGATTTTGAAACTAATTCTGATGAAGAACAACCCCAAGGAAAAAAAATGGAATTAGATAGTGACGACTCTGATGAAGATTAGAAGGTTTGTTTTTATTGTTTTATTGTTTTACTATTTTACTATTTTATTGTTTTACTATTTTATTATTTTATTATTTTATTATTATATGTTATAATGCTAAAATATATATCCTTACCTATATTTTTAGTTAGTTTAGCAATTGGATTATTTTTTATTTATATATTAGGGCCTGATATGAAAACAATTATTGTTTATCCTACTATTGAAAATATGGCCGATGTTCAATACCAAGACAAAGCGGACAATTGTTTCATGTATAAAGCCAATGAAGTAAGCTGTCCATCAGACTCTAGCAAAATTAGTACTATTCCAATGCAGTCATCATCTATATTACCTTCTTTTTAAATTTTCAATTGTGTAAAATTGTTTTATCTCATTATTATTTTTTGTATGTGTAATATAAATATGCACTTATCAAAATTTGTTCATTCAAAAACAGGACGCATTGTTATGTCAATTTTATTAGGATTTGGATTAGCTTCTCTCTTTAGAACTGTTTGTAAAGATAAAAATTGTATCATTTTTAAAGCTCCGCCTTTAGATGAAATAGATAATAAAATATATAAACAGAATGGTAAATGTTATACTTATACTTCAGAAAATATAAAATGTGACTCTAATAAAAAAAATGTAATGGTTTAGTTAATTTATTAGTTTTCTAATTTGCGTAATTATTATAAAGCACAATTCTTTATAATAAATATATGGCAGACACAACTAGTATACTTGATTTACCTACAGATCCTACAAGCGGAAATAGTGGAAATGTTACTTTTTCCGCAAATGAAGTAGTTCGTGGAGCACAAGATCCGAGAGAAGCGATACCTAATATCGCTTTAGATCAAACCACAATTAATCAAATTGTAAATGGATTACAACAAGCCAGTTCATCTGGATTAACCCAATTACAGTCTCGTGATATTCCACAAAATACACAAGGGTATACGCAAGATGAACAAATACAACCAACCTATATTCCTACTGCTTCCAATAAAGATTATATTAAAGAGCATGAAGACAATTATGACATGATTGATAATTATAATCAAGGAATGAAAACATCTAATAACTTAGACCAATTATATGATGAAATGCAAATTCCTCTTTTAATTGCTGTATTATTTTTTCTGTTTCAATTACCTATATTTAAAAAAACATTATTCACTTATTTTCCTATTCTTTTTTTCAAAGATGGTAATATAAATATTTATGGATATGTTTTTACAAGCACTTTATTTGGTGTTCTTTATTATTTTCTGTTTAAAATTATAACACATTTTAGTAAGTTTTAGTAAATTATAACATTATTATATCTAACTTTATATTATAAATGTTCAAAGAAAAATATAACATTTTTCCTGGACAAACTGAAGAACAAGTAAAAGAACGTTATATAAGAATATCAAATGAAGAAACTGAATTAGCACGTGAAAAATTGCGTAAAGAAGGTAAATCAAATCTTATTCCAATAATGGATGAAATATTATATAATCTTCGTTTTACTTTTCCTCATGCGTATTATAATAAATAAGGTTTTTGTCGGAGTGGTAATAATAGTTCCGCATTAATTCCGACTACTTTTATAAGAGCAGCGTTACCAGAAGATATTACTTTAGAACAAGCCAGAGGTTTATACATTGAACGAGCTTACAATGGACTAGGCACTTCAGCGCCATATAGAATAAATAAAATGAAATCATTGAAAGAGTTATCAATGAAACAACTACTAAAAGACAAAATTAGTAAAGGTTTTATTGATGAAAAAGGTTTTTATGCGGTGCCATCATTACATACTTTATCTATGAGACAAATATCAACAAAAGAACTAGAAGATATTAATGGAGAGCCACCAAGCGTTTTATCCGATGAACAAGCAAATATTGATACTAGCAATGATATGACAAAATCCTTAGGTGGATATGGCGGAAGAAAATATAAAAAGAAACATACTAAGCGAAAGAACCATTCTGGTCGTTCAAAAAGACCTTCAAAAAGCTATTCAAAAAGACGTTCAAAAAGACATTAAATATATATATTATAAATAATATTAGAAATTATTTATGATAATAATTAGACGCTATGGTTGATTCCATTACAAAAAACATATATAAATCTTTATTTTCCAAGATAAAAACAGGCAATCCTATTTTTGATACTATATTTTCAACAATTGTTATCACATCTATCAGCTATACAGTAAAATTGTGTTATGAAACCAGTTATAGTTATAGTTATGGACAGAATCCTATACTCAGCTTATCATCATTCAATATAATAGACAATTTAAAAGACTTTTTTTATAAAAAAAACACAATTATTATGACCGCACGCAAATGCACTTCTTTAAATGGTTGGAATTCCAATCTAAATGTTAATTCTATTTTTGGTAATCATTTTAAAGCAGTATGGGAAGAAATTATAAGTAATATAGATAATAATCCAACAATTTATGAAATAAAAGATTATTTAAATATTTCTGAACCTAAAAATAAAAATTATGATATTGAAAATGGTAAAATTGAAAATAATAATGATAATGATAACAATAATTTTATAGTTTCTCAAAAAAAACCATTCATTTTTAATAAAGCACTTCAAATATACGCAATAGCAAATATTTCATCAGAAGAATCAAAAGGTGAAAAAGAAAAATCCGCATCTAAAATAGATAATGTTGAGATTATTCTTTATTCTTATAAATCATCATTAAAAACTATTAAAAATTTTATTGATGACTTATCAAATAAGTATTTAGAAAATATTGAAAAGAAAAGAAATAATAAACAATTTATTTACACTTTAATCAAAACCAAATACGAAGATAGTAAATCAGAATGTTGGAAAGAAAGCATTTTTGATACAACGCGCTGTTTTGATAATATGTTTTTTGACCAGAAACAAAATACAATACAAAAAATAGACTTTTTTTTAAATAACAAAGACTGGTATTATCAAAAAGGCATACCATATACTATTGGTTTTGGTCTACATGGCCCACCAGGTACTGGAAAAACATCCTTTATTAAAAGTTTGGCAAAATACACAAATCGTCATGTTATTATATTATCGCTCAAATTAATCAAAACGCGACGACAATTACAAGAATTTTTTTATGAAGATCGTTATAATAACAATAATAAAAAAAGAAGTATCGGTTTTGATAATAAAATAATGGTTATTGAGGACATAGATGCTCAGGGAGATATTGTATTGGATCGCTTAAAAAAAGGCACTGCGCAAAAAAGGACACGTAAACCTATGAAAAACTCCGCAGCAAATATAAATGATGTACTTCAATCTTTGGTTGAGATAGAAAAAGAAAAAGAATTTGAAAATGACAAAAAATTAATGACAAATGTAGTAAAAATAAATTTTGATGATGAACCAATTACATTAGATGATATTTTAAATTTATGGGATGGAATTGAAGAAACAACTGGGCGTATATTAGTGATAAGTAGTAATCATTATTTTGATCTAGACCCAGCTTTAACACGTCCAGGAAGAATTGATGTATCTATTGAAATGAACAATGCTTCTTATGAAATGATTGTAGATTTATATAATCATTTATATGATAAATCTTTGGTTCAAGACAAAGTATTAAATATTAAAGATTTTAAAAAAGTTAAACCATATTTTTATTCACCAGCAGATATAATCAACTTCTATTTAATGTATAAAAATGATGAAAAGGCATTTTTAAATAGATTGTTATTGAATAAAAAATAAAATATAAAATAATATAATTAATATTTGATTTAATTATGTTATTCGTAAAATAAATCCTTTACATAATTTATCTTATGACAATCTATATGAAAATTATGTTGTCCCCCATCTTCATAAATTGTTTTGCCATCTTCTATTGCCATCATTGGATAAATAAGAGCACGATTACCATCTTTAGTAAATGTCCAATCAGCATTAAAAGATGTTAATGTTTTATTTTCTAATGAAAAATCAGCGTATGGAGGAGAATATTTTTCAACTAATATTCCTGCTTGTTCTCTTGTTAACATATACATTTGAGCTCCCCATACAGAATTTGGATAATTATAATACGAAAAAGGATGTTCTTCTGTAGAATCTGGTTCTTTTAAATAAAAACCTTCATTATTATGTTCTATTTTTTCTTTAAATAAATAACCTAATAATAGCATATCTAATTTCATTTTTTCAATATTTTTAATAATTTGTGGTAAATGTTCTATAAAATCTTTACGAATAAAAATATCATCTTCGCAAAAAATTCCATATTTTTTATCGCTATTAAAATAAAATTCTCTAATATTATCAAAATGACCATAAGTAAAAGACCATGTTCTTTTTGTTTGTTCTTGTATTTTTCTACCAACAATTCGTTCATCTTCAAATTCAACCCCAGGATAAATAAAAATATTTATTCCTAATTTTTCAAATCTATTTTCCATAGCTTCTTTTCTTTCTGGATTTTTATAAGACAAACAATAAAAATCACATTGTTCCGCCATTTATAATTATATTAATATAATTAAATATTCTTTAATTTAATTTATTATTAATTTAATATTTAATTTAGTTGTATTATTTAAAATAACTTAAAATACAATTTTAAATGATAGATAAATTTATTAAAAAACTTATATACAATATTCCGATATCTTATAAAAAAGAAAAAATAGATTTAGTTTTAGATGGGGGCGCTTTTAACGGCAGTTATCAAGTAGGTAGTTTATTATTTTTAAAAGAAATGGAAATTCAAGGTAAAATAGAAGTTGATAAAATATCTGGAAGTAGTATTGGCGCAATTAGTGCTCTTTTATATCATGTAGATAAATTAGAAATGTTTATTAAATTTTATAAACGTATTTTAAAATATTTAAAAAAATATAAATGTCTTAAAATAGTACATTCAATTATAGACAATGAATTAAAAGTTTTATTGCCATTGAATATTCATGAGCAAATAACAAATAAAATATTTATTAGTTATTATAATGTTAATGAAAGAAGAAAAATAATAAAATCAACCTATAAAAATATAGATGACGTATTAGATACTATAAAACGATCTTCTTTTTTACCTTTTTTAATAAACGGTGATATAGTTTATAAAAATAAATATTTGGATGGCATAAATCCATATGTATTTAATTCAGAACTTTCAAAAAAAATTTTATATATTGATTTGCTTGGTATAGATAAAATAAAAGATATTTTTTCTTTGAAAAATGAAAATACAAATTATCATCGCATATTAACAGGCATATTAGATATTCATTTATTTTTTATAAAAAAAACAAGCACGCAAATGTGTAGTTATGTTGGCGAATGGTGTATAAAAAATTGGATAAGAAATTATGTTATCAAATATTTTTTTGAAAAATTAATTATTTATTGTATACTTTTTTATATTAAATTTAAATCATATATTCCTAACCAATTTAATAAACTATTATTTATTCAATGTTTAAAAAAAATAGGCGCCATTGGATCAGAATTTTATATAATATTATTTCATCATTTTTGTATATAGGATTATTTTTGTAACTTATAATTAAAATATATTTTTTTTGATTTTTTGTTAGTAAAAATGTAAATAAATTATTTATTATTTAATATTTTAATAAAATAAACCACCACGTCCTCTTTTACGTGTTTTATTTTGTTTTTTATTTGTTGCTTTTCTAGATTTTCTTATTTTATTGATAGATTTTTTTATTGATTTGCTAACATCTTTTTCTTTTTTATCATTTTTATCATTTTTATCATTTTTATCATATTTGTCAAGTTCTTTTTTTGTCATATTATCCGCAGGTCTATATCTCAAAAAAAATTCATCATACTCTTTTGTTCCCTTTTTCTTTTTTAATTCTAAAAATTTATCTGATTTATGTGCTCTTATTTCTTCCATAGTTAATTGATGTCCATAACAATTAATGCTAAATCGTTTTAATAATCCTTTTTGTTTTAATCTATTTTTCTGTTGAACCATAAATAAATATTGTGACATACATAATATACGGTCAGGATCATAATATTCTCTTGCAGCATATAAAAATGCCAAATAAAAACTTAACATTGTATCTATTGTTGCTATCTTTATTTTATTTCCACCAGCACGTATTACATTATAACTATGGCATGCTAAAGGCTCATATATAAAGACAACCGTATCATTGCCTACTCTAATTTCATAATGTGGTGCCACTATCTCTCCAATAGCTGGTTTCTTAATAATCTTTACATCTTTAATTCCAATATCAGATAATCTTTCTTTCACTATTTCAGCTGTTGTTTCTGGATTTTCAGACAGCACATCAAAATCAGGATTTTTTTGAAATTTTTTTTGTAATTTATGTGGCATATATTGTGAGTATAAAGTAATCGCATATCCACCAAAAAATACGACTCCTTGATTTATAAGCGTTTCTTTTAAAGTTTCATAAATTTCATCTACATTATCACGATTTTCCATTTTTCTTTGAAAATCAATAGCACCACAATTATGAGCTTTTAATGGATAATGTTTATTTAATAAAGTCAACCGTTTTAATACTTTTTCCCAACGACTTACATCACCAGAAGGTCTAGATAATTCTAAAAACATAGACATACGTAAAAAATTGGCAGGAGCATATAATATTCCAGCTATTCTTATAGAATCTTTTTTAATAGAATTAAATATATCTTTATGTAAAAATGTAATATCTGCTACAGGTATAAAATTGACATATACTTTAAATGTACCTTCATGAACGCCAGTCTTACCTTCTACTTCTATAAAACCTTCTTTTACATAAATATCACACAATTCCTTGGCATCATCTAACGCAGTTGGAGAGAAAAAATCATAGTCCGGTAATTCTACATCTTTATTATAGAACTGGTCTTGTTTTGGTAGAATAGCATTAATCGCGGTTCCACCATAACACACCAAACTTTTTTTTCTTAAAAAATTCTCAACAACACTTATAATTTTTTTAACTTCCGGCGAATTAACAGAGGCTTTTCCAATAATCTCTTCTGCTTTATCCGTAGCTACACGTAAAATAGCCAATTCACATTCATCAAATGTCATTGATTTATCACATATTTCTTTCTCTCTCATAATTATCTACTTAATATAAAGGTAGATAATTATTTTCTATTTTTCTAGTTTTCTAGTTTATACTTTGTTGTTTGTTGTTTGTTGTTTGTTCTTTATACTTTACATTATTGAATATTTAAAATGGAACAAAAATACTGTTTTTATTTATACAAACTATATTACAATATTTATAATGGTCATTAAAATCTATTATAGCTACTGGACCATTATTAGTTAAATATGAAAATTTATAAAAACCTTTACTTTCTAAATAATTTATTATATCCATTAATTTGGTATTATTATCTAAAAATGTTCCACCGTATTCAAACTGTATTATTTTAACATTTTCCAAAAAATCTTCAAATCCTTTTAAAACATTTAACTCATATCCTTCTGTATCTATTTTAAGAAAATCTATTGTTTTAATATTATTATTTATAACATAATCTTTTCCTTTTGTTATATGTAAAAGAATTTTATTAGAATCATCGCTTACATGACAACTATTTATTCTATCATAAAATGATTGATATTTTGGATAATAATATAACTGGACATTTTCATTACCTAATCCAAAACTATTAAAATATGAATTTTTATTTAAGTTATTTTGTTTTTTTAAATTTTCTATAAATTGAACCATTGGGTCAAAGTAATGAACTTCACCATTAAAATTAATAAAAATACTATCTTCACGAGATCCTACATCAAAAATAACATTTATATTATCTTTTATACTTATAAAAAAATTGTATTCTCCATTTGTTTTAGAATTACAATTGTTAAACATAATATGATATGATATTATATTATATTATATTATATATTTTAACGCATTTTGTACCATTGTAAATTTTCTAAAGTATAAATATTTATAATTTTTATATTTGAACACTATAATAATCGGTACTAATTGATCTTGTTGCGAAATTCAATTCTGGTGGATTTTCTGGTGTTGGTTCAATTGTTTGTTCTAAGTATCTTAATCGTTCTGGTTTTAATACAAAAGCACTTCCTGCGGTATCAAAAAACAACATTGTCTCTTCTAAATTAGCGTCAAATTGTTGATATCTCATGGCAACTAATTGACAACCCATTTCACGACAAATTATTCCACTTGGATTTTCAGGATTAGATCCACTATCAGGCAATACAATAGTCATATTTTGTCTATTATATTCTGTAAGTTCATTCATATCAGGCGTAAATTTAACATCATAATAATTTAACGCACGCATAAACATAGAATTACTTGTCATATTTACATATTCATAAAATAATTTATTATCCATAAATGCCGTATTAATACGATCTACTACAATAATAATTTTATTTCCACTTAAATCAGTTAATCGTACATTACCTAAATTATGAGTAAAAGATTGATTTCCTGTAGTTTTATCATCCGGATTTACGCGTTGATTCGCATAAGTATATTCATAACTATAATGTGACCCCAACATATATTTATCATATTGTTTAAATATTTGTCCACAATTAGTCAACATATCTTGATTTGTACTTTTTATTCTTAAATGAATAATAATAGGGTCTGTTGAATTTGGTGCGGTTGAACCTGAAAATCCATAATTTACAATTGTTGACATTACATCTGAAAAAGGCACAGAATTATATGTTTCCTTAATATAATTATTGGCTACAGTAGAAGTTGCTACTACTGGTTGATCATCTATAGAATATATTTCAAAATCTAAACCACGTACCCCTTGTTTTATTACATTTTTTAAAGCACATATACTAACATAATCATTTTTATAAGAACCACCACTACAGCAATTATAAGCAGATTTTATATAATAATCTTTCAACAAAAATTTTGCTTCTGGTTTAGTATAATCAAGTGGTGCAATATAATTTTTACTATTCGCGTATAAAGCATCCATTAATGAACATTCTCTCGTATTTAAATTATACATATAGTAAAAATAGGCTACTAGAATAATAACCAATACAATAATCAATATAAAAATAGCATTTCCAATAAACTCTTCCTTAAGAGTAGTTATATCTTTCATAGTATTGTTAAAAAAATTTGTTATTTTTTGTCCCATTTGTGTTTTTGGTATATCTGCCATATCTATTATAATATGTTATTTTTTATTTGAATTTATTAATTGAATATTTTATTTTATTTGAATTACTTTAATTATTTGAATTATTTGAATTACTTTAATTATTTGAATTACTTTAATTATTTGAAATTATAATATATTTATCAAAAAAGTTAAATAATATACATATAAGTTATATAATCATGCCTGGTGGATTAATGCAACTGGTGTCTGAAGGACAACAAAATATTATATTAAATGGAAATCCTTCAAAAACATTTTTTAAAGCATCTTATGCCAAATATACTAATTTCGGATTACAAAAATTTCGTGTAGATTTTGAAGGTTCAAAAACTCTACGATTATCAGAACCTTCTTTTTTTACTTTTAAAATTCCACGTTATGCCGATTTATTAATGGATTGTTATTTATCTATTGATTTGCCTAGTATATGGAGTCCTATTATGCCTCCTGTATCTGATCCAAATAATTATGGTTATAATGGAGGTCAATGGATTCCATATGAATTTAGATGGATTGAAAATTTAGGTGCGCAAATGATTTCTAAAATAGAAATTACCTGTGGAAATCAAACATTACAATCTTTTTCTGGTGCCTATTTACTAGCAATGGTTCAACGAGATTTTACAGAAACTAAACGTGATTTATTTAGTAAAATGATTGGTAATATTCCTGAACTAAATGACCCTGGAAGTGCTGGAACACGTGTAAATTCATATCCCAATGCTTATTTTACAACTAATAGTGCAGGAGCGGAACCGTCTATTCGTGGTCGCACATTATATGTCCCTTTAAATGCTTGGTTTAATTTAAAAAGTCAAATGGCATTCCCATTAATATCTTTACAATACAATGAACTACATATTAACGTAACAATGCGACCAATTCAAGAGCTTTTTCAAATCCGCGATGTTTTTGATGTCGTAAATAATTTTCCATATGTTGCGCCCAATTTTAATCAATATTATATGCAGTTACATAGATTTCTTCAAACGCCTCCAGATGTAGAATTAGGAGCAGCTTCTTATATTGATACAAGAACAATATGGAATGCGGATATTCATTTAAATTGTACTTATTGTTTTTTATCCAATGAAGAATCAAGAGTATTTGCTCTTCAAGAACAAAAATATTTATTTAAACAAGTGAGAGAAAAGATTTATTATAATGTTACTGGTCCTAATAAAATATCTACTGATTCCATTGGTATGATTATGAGTTGGATGTTCTATTTTCAACGAAGTGACGCAAATTTACGTAATGAATGGTCTAATTATTCTAATTGGCCATATCGTTATATTCCTAATGATTTAATACCTGCTCCAACTAATGGAACATATAAAATTACAAGAGATTCTACTACTATTGGCGTTGGTCCAGGAGTGAATGTGGATGGAAAATTAACTGGTTGGATGACTACTGGATTATATAATTTTGAAAACGTCAGTGAAATTTTATTAAGTATGGGAATCTTATTAGATGGAATTTATAGAGAGAATGATCAACCCGCAGGAGTATTTAATTATATTGAAAAATATACACGAACAGCTGGAAATGCTCCAGATGGATTATATGTTTATAATTTTTGTTTAAATACGTCTCCTTTTGATTTACAACCTAGTGGAGCTATGAATATGAGCCGTTTTAAAGTAATTGAATTAGAAACAAATACGATTGTGCCGCCTTTAGATCCTAATGCACAATCTTTAGCTATTTGTGACCCACAATCTGGTGAAATTATTGGAATAAATAAACCTACTTGGCGTATTTATGATTATAATTTTAATATGGTTTTATTTGAAGAACGAATGAATGTTGTTAATTTTGTTGGTGGAAACTGCGGATTAATGTATGCTACTTAAAATTAAAATAAAAATTAAAAATAATATTGATATATTATAATGAGTAATAAATCTACTATCATTGTTATTGGTGTAATTATTGGAATATGTGGTCTTGTAGGTATAACATATATTTCTAATTCTTCTGAGTCATCTGGTTCATCTTTACCATCTTTATCATCTTTATCATCTGTATCCTCTGCTTCAGAATCACCGACTTTAAACCAACAACATCTTTTTTCAGATCCAATATCTATACCAGATAATGGAGTGCCATATAGTCCTAATAAACCTGTATCAAATTATAATACAGCACATTGGGGTGGAAAATATAAAACGAAACATAGAAAGAATAAAAGTATTAAAAATAAAACTAAGAAAAATAAAAGTATTAAAAACAAAACAAAATAAATATCGTATTATATTATAATAACTATGGTACAACTAGTTTAGGATTTTTCTTCATAGTAGCAGCATGTTTTGTTGGGGGCGCTGCATTATTCGGAGGGCCTTATATAGCTATGGGAAAAAAATATGAAGGTGGTAATAGAAAAACGCGGAATAGACAAAATAAAAACAAACGAACTAAGAGGCGATAAAATATGAGATAATAAATATGAGATAATAAATATGAGATAATATATATTAAATAAATTTAAAGGCAAACAAATAAATAATAAATATACATAATTATGTTTATTATTTCATTACTATTTCTCTCGTTAACTGTATTAGTTAACTCAAATAATCTACGAATTTTAATAAATGAGAAAATAAATTGTTCTATATCTCAACTTCATATAGCTCAAGGTTCTACTCCTACATCTATGACTATTTCATGGATAACAAAATATAAATGTATATCATATGTATTATATGGTCGTCAATCAAATAATCTAGATTATATAGTACATGGATCATCTTCTATTTATAATTTTACATACAATTTAAATAATTATCAAAGCAATTTTATACATCATGTATATATTAATAATTTACAACCAGATACTAGTTATTTTTATAAATGCGGAACTCAAAATCAACATCCTAAAATATTTAATACTTTACCAAACGTTGGCGTAAATAAAATAATAACATTTGGAATTATCGGTGATTTAGGTCAAACCCAATATTCTTTATCTACTATTAATAACATATTAGATGCGGTAAATAATAATAAAATTAATATGATATTACATGCTGGAGATCTTAGTTATGCGGACTGTAATCAAACATTATGGGACACTTATGGTAATTTAATTGAACCCCTAGCAGGAACAACACCCTGGATGGTTGGTGCTGGAAATCATGAAATTGAATTTAATGGAACTGATTATACATCTCTTTTTAACGCTTTTGAAAAACGATATAAAATGCCCTGTATAAAAGAAGCAGTAATTGGTGAGGTATCTATTAAAAGCGCCATTAATCCACATACTAATATGCCATATTGTACTCCTAGTATTTTTCAAGTAGAATATAATTATGGTAATTCTTTTTTTAGTTTTGATAGCGGATTAGCGCATATTATATTTTTAAATCCCTATACTAATACAAGTGAAACTTCTATTCAATATACATGGTTACTAGACAATTTAAAAAATACAAATAGAGATATAACTCCATGGGTCATTGTTATAATGCATTGTCCTTGGTATAATTCAAATATGAATCATTATTCTGATTTACAAACTATAATGATGAGAGAAAGCATGGAATATTTATTTTTTAAGTATAATGTGAATATTGCTTTTAGTGGACATGTACATGCTTACGAACGTACTTATCCAGTTTATCAAAATAATACATCGGATTTTGGAACTGTTTATATAACTGTTGGAGACGGAGGTAATTTAGAAGGGCTTGATAATAATTATTATGAAGCACCATCATGGTCTGCTTATAGAAATGGTACTCAATATGGTTATGGAACATTAACTATTTATGATAAGAAAAGAATGCTTTGGAAATGGTATAAGAATGAAGGTCCTCAAATTATTCCAAGAGATAGTTTATTTTTATGTAATTCTATTTATGGTAATGTAGAATGTTTATAAAAAAGCATTTGAAGCTAAAGGTCCGTCATCTGGAAATTCACCAGACAATGTTTTTCGTGCTGGATATTTTGGTAAAAATGGTAAAATGGCTATATTTGGATTATATTTTTTATTATATAATTCCATACCGGCATCAAATGAATTTTTCCATTCATTCACGCCTTTAAAATATGATGGTGGATTTAAATTCTCTCCTTTATCATATAATTTTGCTTGAGTGCCTATATCGGTTGTTAAGGTTGAATAAGTAGGATTTTCACCGTTTGTCAATTTTCCGGCATCATTTTGTCCTCCAATATCTTCTGTTTCATAATTAGTTACATATACTTTAGGTTGACAACCATAACAGTCAACATCACTAGTACATTGTTCTCCTGTTTTAGAACAACGTGCTAAAGGTCCACACATATTTTGACAACTAAATGTTGTATTAATTGGTAAATTTACGGTATGATTTGTTTGTGGAGTTCCTGTATCTAATAAAGTTTGTGTATAGGGGTCAAAACCTTCTTTCAAAATAAATTTATTTTTTATTAAATAGTTAGACCATTTAATGATACCTATAAAGAGTAATATTGATATTATTAATAAAATTATATTTAAAGTATTTTTTGATATGTACTTCTTCATATATTATATTACTATTTTATTACTATTTTATTAGTATTTTCATTATTTTTGTTTTAGTTAAATTTTAGTATATTGGTATATTAATATATAGTATGTCAGATACACCTGAAAGTTCTGCTATTGATGATAAAAAAGAAACGCCAACGGATCCTATTTCTGAAACAAAAACATTTTTTAATGCTTTAATATATCAATTATTTCATTTATTTATTATTATTATTGCCGGAGGTGCTATGTTATGGAGCGCTAAAGTAGCTCAAACTAATTTAATGCCAAATAATTTAGATTGCGAACCATATAATATATCAGAAACAATTATAAATAATGGAGAACCGATTGTTGTAAATATAGATGTTGTTAAAATGAAAAATGATCAGGGTTCCAATGAAATACGATCTACTAAATTAGTATTTCCTTTTAAAGAAAATTTCAGTATTATTCGTTTTGGTATTTTAGGATTAGAATCTATTCGTGATTGGACAGATGGTCCCAAATCAAATGTATATACTTTATATCTAGGAATAATATGGCAAAAAATGAATTCCAATTATTCTGGGATGATGAATTCATTTTATAATTTTTTGAATACTACTTGTAGTGAAAGTGTTATTATTTTTTTAGGACCAATCATTATTACAATTGTATTATTTGTAGTTGGATTTGTTAATGGAATATATGGAACAATATTGTGGTTTCTTGAATTATATCGTCTTTTTAGTAAACAAACTGGTTGTTTTAATAAACCGATTTATGATACTGAAGGAAATCCTATTTTAGATAGTAATAAAAAACCAATATATGAACTCGGTAAGATTTGGACATATGAAAAAGGTGAAATGGGGCGCCAATGGTATTGGACTATTTTTTATATTTTAATGTCTCTTATATTTCTTGGGCTTGTTTCATTAATTATTTTCTGTCTTTTAGTTCGTAGTTCCCTTTCTTCTCTCATATTACCTTTATTAATGGTTGGAAAAATACAAGGATCTAAAGATCCAACTAATAATTCATATTCATTTTCGTCTTTATTAGGTAATATTATAAAATATAAAACGAGAGTTATTATGTTTATAGTATCAATATTTGTTATAAGTGATGCCTTTTCCGCATTAGGTTCATTGGGTGCTCTCGTTGCTATTATTGCTTGTATTTTTATATATTTTTTCTATCCAGAAATTTATCAACAATATAAACCTGGCGCGGAAGAAGTAGAATCTACTATCGGATTTGCTTCATTTGAACAATATTTTAAATTATGTAATAAAAAAGAACCAGAGCCTATTAAATGTAATATAGAAAAGCCAAAAACATGGATAGAATGGTTTAAATCTTTATTTTCTGGTTCAAGTCCAGCGCAAACGCAAATGCCAATAACAACAACTCCAATAACAACAACTCCAATAACAACAACTCCAATAACAACTAGTGAAATTAAAGAACCTAGCGCGCCTATTTATGAAGCACCTTCCTCATATAATGAAACTATAGTTAATGATAAACCTTCTCCTTCTTATGATGAAGTTGCTAGTCCAGATATAAATACAACAATTCAAAATGAAATGCCTGTTGAAAATGAAATGCCTATTCAAAATGAAATGCCTATTCAAAATGAAATGCCTGTTAAAAATGAAATGCCTGTTGAAAATACAAGTGAAGAAATTCCACAGATTGTGCCAACTCCTGAAACTCCTAATACTACTACTCCTGATACTAGTACAGAAAAACAGCAACAAACTGGCGGTTCAATAAAGAAAAATGGTGGTAAAAAAAAAATATAATATATTAAGTATTTTATTATATAAAAAATAATTAATATATAATAAATATGACTAACAAAAATAATAAAAAAAATAAAAAATCAAATAGCAAATCAAATAATAATGCTCATTTACCTTTTGTAAGTATTTGTACGCCTACTTTTAATCGTCGCCCTTTTTATGAAATAACGATCCAATGTTTCAATCATCAAACTTATCCAAAAGACCGTATGGAATGGATTATTATTGATGATGGAACCGATAAAATTGAAGATCTTATAAAAAATATTCCACAAGTTAAATATTTTAAATATGATGAAAAAATGAATCTAGGTAAAAAAAGAAATTTAATGCATGATAAATCAAAAGGTGATATCATTATTTATATGGATGATGACGATTATTATCCTCCAGAACGTGTATCTCATGCGGTAGAAACATTACAGAAAAATCCACAAGCAATGGTTGCTGGTTCTAGTGAAATGTATATTTATTTTAAACATATTCAAAAAATGTATCAATTTGGTCCTTATAGTCCAAATCATGCTACAGCAGCAACATTTGCTTTTCGCCGTGAATTTTTAAAACACTCTAGATATGAAGATAATGCTGCCTTAGCGGAAGAGAAACATTTTTTAAAAAATTATACAGTTCCTTTTGTTCAATTAGATTCATTAAAAACAATTCTTGTATTTTCGCATATACATAATTCTTTTGATAAAAAAAAGTTATTAGATGAACAAGGACCAAATCCATATGTTAAAGTATCTTCAAAAACAATAGATGATTTTGTAAAAGAACCAATTATTAAAGATTTTTTCATAAATAAAATAGAAAATTTATTAAATAATTATGAGCCAGGTAGACCAGAAAATAAACCTGAAGTATTAAAACAAATCCAGGAGATTACAGAGAAAAGACAAAAGATGATAGAACAACAACAACAACAGCCTCAATTCCAACCACTTACCCCAGAAATTATTAAACAATTACAAGACCAAAAGGTATCACCAGAAATAATTCATCAATTACATGTTGCTGGAGGCGTATATATAAAACCTACAAATATACCTGGTCAAAGTATGATAATGTTACCTGGACAACAGCAGCAACCACCACTACAACAACAACAAACTATTGTACAGCAATATGAAAAACGATTTACAGAACAAAATAATTTAATTCAATCATTAACGAATGACAATAACACATTAAAACAACAAGTAGAATATTTAGATAAAAAAATAAAATTATTAATTGAACAACAAATCAATAATAAAATAATTAATAAAACAAATGAAACAAATGAAACTATTGAATTGTAATTTTATTTTAATTTATATTATTGTAATGTTATAAAAATGATTTAAAAAGATTAATATAATAAATAATATCAATACAGTATTATCAGTAATAATGGCATACGAATACATTTACAACAACGAACAATATGGTTATGATGATGAAGAACAATCTATTTCAAATTTTTCATCATTTTCTAGAAAAGAATTAGAAGAATTAAAAAAAAATGATAAGAACTTTTATCAATTGCGAAGACAACGTACTGTTATGGCTAAAGATAAAAAAACTCATGAAGAATATAAGAAAAAAGTTTCAACAAATATTGGAGTATTTACATCCGGTGGAGTAGGTTCGCCTATTCGTAATGCAATAACTGGTATAAAGAATTTTGAACATCATATTGGTAGCAAAGATGAATATTTATATTTTAGTGTTTTAATTTGTACTGGTGAAACTGGCCCAGATCCTATATCATTATTTTTTGATTCTCCAGAACAAGCAGAAAGGCATTTATTAACCAAAATAGATGAGAAGATTAAAACAAATTGGAAGCAGCGATATTTTGCGGAATTATATTTACAGAAAGATAAGCCCACAATTCAAAGTAAAAATAGACAACTTGTTACCATTGTAAAGTAAAGTAGAATAGATATGAATTTTATAAATTATAAAAAATTTTATAAATTATAAAAATAAACAAACAAATAAACAAACTTAAATTATTTTTATTCATCTACACTTTTTTCTTCAATGTCATCATCTATATCAGTTGTGTTTTCTTTTGTATATTTTTCTAAATAACGATAAATCCGATTTATATCTAATTTCGTTATTTCATAATTTTCAAAAAAACTTATCATCTCATTATCATCATATTTATTTTTTAAATCAAGAAAAAAAGAGAATAAATCCTTTTGATCCATTCCTAATTGTTGACATAAATTTTGAATAAAAAGAGAATTATTATATTCCGTAGAATATTTAGTTAATACTTTTGTAAATCTCACTTCTGTTGGGTTATATTTTTGTTTCTTTTTTAAAGATTCATGATATAATTTATTGTTCTTAAATGTTTTAAGGAGAGAACTCATTTCATTAAATTGCCATATTTGTTTTTGAAAAGTAATACGGTCTATATAATCAGCAAAACACATATTTTGTAACATATTTAAATAAAGTGGAATACTTTGTTCTTTTTTCATTTTACCTAATACATCAATAATATTTTCATGCCATAATAGTCCTACAATTGTTCTATCTGTTTCATTCATTATTGTTAAATGTTCATCTATGCTATAGGGTTGATTTATTAATTTCTGAGTTATTTTTTTAGTATCATCATTATAAGATTTGATTTGAAAAATATTATGAATTATTTCATTTTTAAGCATTGATTGTTTTTTATTATAAATATTTACAATTGATTTTAATTTTCTTAAATCAGATTGAACAAATTTTATTATATTTTGATTTAATGAATCTTCTAAAGTTGGCATAAGAACTTTCACAATATTAGTAATTTGAATAGGATTTGGTATTTTTAATTCAATCACATTACATACCTTCATCAATTCTTTTATTTTTTTATCAATATGATAATTGCCAATACATATGATTGGATTCATTGTTATTTCTTCCAATTTTTGTTTTTTAGTCTTCTTAGGTCTGATTAATTTTATTAGAGTATTGATACCACCTTTGTCTCCATTATTCATGCCATCTATTTCATCCATTACAATCGCTATTTTTTTCACTTTTTTATGAAACATTGACATAATATTTTTATCAGACATGTTATGTTTTGTTATTGTATCAATAATGGATTTATTACGAATATCACCAGCATCATATTTAACAACATCATAATCTAATTCTTTTAATATATCCATTACAAATGTTGTTTTTCCAGTACCTGGTTCACCATAAATATAAATTCCTTTTTTTAATAATAGATTGCTTTTATTTAATTCAAAATTTTTTAAGATATCTTTCATTTTTATAACATCTTCATCTCTTTTTAAAATTTTATTAATATCAAGTTGATCCATTTATATTTTTATCAATATTGTTTTTATGTTGATTTTACATAAAGAGCATTTTTACAAGTATTTTATACATTTTATTTTATAAAATACTTATTATAATTTATTATAATTTATTATAACTTAATGATTTGATAATAAATAAATAGATGTTAGTGCCAAAACAATACCTATTATATTTTTTAGATTTAATTTACTTTTATAAAAAAAGATGCCGATAAATATAACAATTAAAACGGAAATTACTTTTATCAAAGGATAAAGTATTGCTATATTTTCATCTAGTAAAAGAATGGAATAAGCTAATATCAAAATTAAATAAAAAAATATTGAAAATAATATATATATATAATTATGATTTATTGTATATAATTTTATTAAATGTATTGGAATAGCTGCGGCAGTTGCTGCTATTAATATCCAAAATATAATATAAAAATTTTTATATAAAGTCATATATAAACTTATATATTATTTTATTATTTGTCAACTTATTATTATCTTATTATTATTCTATTATTATTTATCTTATTATTAACTTGTAGGAGCTGGCACGTCACAAGGATTTGGAACTCCATAAGTAATTCCATCCCATGTTAAAGCACAACTATTTGCCCAATTATATTTCGCACATAATCCATTTGAACCAGTAAAAGGTGCTACTGAAAAATCCATTGTTTGAACATCAGACCCAACATTACACTTTCCTAAATTTTTGGTATTAACGCATTTTGAACCATTTCCAGATGTATCAACCCAATAATCAGGACAATCTCCTATTAATGGCGGCCATTGTTCTGTACTTTTTGAATTTACTAAAACTACTCCTATAAAGATTAAACAAACCAAAAGTATAATAATAAAAAAAAGTAACATTGCTTTTTGAAAATTCATGTTATGTATAAATTAAATATATATAATTTTTTTATAAGAGTAATATATATTAAATAATGCCACAATTAAGTTCAAATGGAAGAGTAGATATTAAAACTCCAAGAACACAAGATTTATTTCAAATGTATGATAAAATTCCTGTAAATCAATGTGCAACATTTAGAAATCCTACAGAAGGATTATGGAATAACACTTTGCTTTCTGAATCTTTTTTTTCAAGTCGTAATATTTGTGCTATTCAAAATGGAATCCGTGCTGGAGTAAGTGAGAGATCTAATGGACAATTTATTATTGGCAATCAAGATGAAGATACATTAAAAATTATTATGCGATCTATCTTTTTACAACACGCAGCAAATCAACCAACCAATATTAAAGAACAAGTAAAACAGCTCAATAAAATTGTATGGGATTATTCTATTCCACAGGTATATGGTGAGGCACAAGGATATAGACAGTATATTAAAGATGCGTCAACTATGTATACTCCAATAGCACATCCAATTATGACAGACAATAACGATAAAGAATTGATTTTAAAACCTTGGTTTTAATTTTCTCGGAATTATATTTTTTATATTATTTTCTTATGTCATAAGATAAGAAAATAACAATTATATTATTTGTATTTATGCTAGGTAGAAAAAGAGCCAACTACACAGATAGTTAAAAATGGGCGAAGAATTTGTTCCAAAAGTGTTTCCGTTTTTGACTTTTGGACATTTTTTTTGTCCAATTTCGAAAACCCAAAAGACTTTATGAAAAAAAGAAAAACATGATTTTCCATATTTCCCATTTTACATCTAAATGCTCTAAATCCCAAAATAATAATTCTAAAAATATTAGCATATTATTTTTTTTGAAAAATGTATTTTATAAAATATATTATTAGAAAACTATTTAGCGACTTTTTATGTTAACTAGTTATATAATAAAATGTCGCAAAAAGTCGCAAAATTGTTTAATTGTGAATTATGTGATTATAATACTAGCAAAAAATGTGATATGAAAAAACATTTATTGACATCAAAACATTTAAAGTTAACAACTGTTAACATTAGTAAACCAAAAAATCTCAAAAATAAATATATTTGTGTAAATTGTAAAAAAGACTACACATCAAGAGTGGGTATTTGGAAACATCAAAAAATATGTATAAATAGTGAACAAGTTGACATATTAAATACTCAATTTAATCAAAAAGAAGAAGATATTAATAAATCTGATATTATAAAACAGTTAATTATACAAAATCAACAATTATTATTTGATAATAAAGAATTTAAAGAATTAATAATGGATCAAAGCAGTAAAATGATAGACCAAAGTAGCAAAATGATGGAGCAAAATAGTAAATTAATTGAAATTGCCGCTAAACCATATAGCATTACAAATAATAATAATTGTCATAATAAACAATTCAATTTAAATGTATTTTTAAATGAAAAGTGTAAAAACGCAATGAATATTAATGATTTTGTTAATTCTCTCCAAATCGTTTCTGAAGATTTTGAAAATATTGGTAAATTAGGTTATATTCAAGGAATATCCAATATATTTATTAAAGGTTTAAAAGACTTGGATGAAACAATAAGGCCTATGCACTGTACTGATAAAAAAAGAGAAACGCTTTATATTAAAGATATTGAGGGTTGGAATAAAGATGACAATAAAGATAAAATAAAAACAATAATAAAAGAGGTCGCCGATAAAAATTTAAAATATATTCCTATTTGGCAAGAAGATAACCCAACTTATTACGATGGAACAACTAAGAAAAATGACCAATATATGCGAATAGTGAATCAAGTAATGACAGCTATTGTGCCAGATGATGAAAATGGTATGAATAAAATAATAAAAAATGTGGCAAATGAAATATGTGTTGATAAAGAAAATTGAACATAATATTTATAAATATGATTCATTTATAAATATTTATTGTTATTATTTATTATTATCTATTATTATTTATTATCTATTATTAATTATCTATTATTAATTATTTGACATCTTTAATTTATGAAATGCTTATTATTTATATAAAATTTATACTTCATTAATAACTAATTTTGGCTTCTTTACTACCTTCTTTTTTTGTGCCTTTTCTTTGATTATTCCAGACATCAATCTTTCTCTCTCTTCTTTATATCGTCCATATTCCTCTTCTAGTTTATTCAATTCATTTAACCACATATTTTGTATTGTTAATTCTTGAATTGTATTTAATTCTACTGTTTTATCACCATGCTCTTTTAATAATTTAGTTACATTTTCTTCTGTTACGCTATCCATCGGCATTCTTGTTAAATATTTATAATCTCCGTCTTCATCCATAATATCATACCCTTTTGATTTTAATAATGCTACAACTTCTTCTCGTTTCTTTCTTCGTAAATCAACAGTTCCATCCAAGTTTTCTTTAATATATTTGGATTTATTAGACAATAGTAATAAATCTTTTGTGATGGCATCAATTAAATATGTTTTTCTTGTTTGAAACAATTCTAATCTTGTTCCAAAATAATCATCTATTATTTCTATCACATTTCCATACTTCTTTAATTTATCATTTGGATCAAATAAATGCATATTTGTAGTAGTATTTGTAGTAAATAATTTGAATTGTTTTTCTAATCCATTACAATTATTATCTAAATGAATCGCCTCTAACTCTTCTAATTTTCCTTTCTGAAGTGTTATAATAAAATCAATCGTGGTATCTTTACTCATATCATCATAATCTTTTATTACAGGAGTTGTTTTTTTTCCATTTTTGTCAACTGTCTCTGTTAAAGTCTCTAAATATTCTTTAAAATTATCTGTCCATAATCCAACAGGCAACTCTGTTACACGAATTTTATCAACTCCTACTTTTTCATATTTACCTTTTATCAAATATTTACCTTCTGAAATTTTATTGATTGTTCCAGTAAATCCTTCATAATAAGGCGTAAATTCTAAAACATTTATTTGTTGATTTAATTTACTCTTTAAATATTGAATAATATCAAGAGGATTATAACACATGATATCTGTACTAAATCCAGTTCCAATTCCTTTTGCGCCATTTACTAAAATCATTGGAATAATAGGAGCATAATATTCTGGTTCAACTGGAAAACCATCATCATCCAAATATTTCAATATTTTATCATCCGCTTCTTGAAATATTAGACGAGTGATTTTATTTAATTGTGTAAAGATATATCTTTCAGATGCTGAATCAGAACCACCTGCTAAACGGCTGCCGAATTGTCCTTTTGGTTCCAATAAATTAATATTGTTTGAACCCACAAAATTCTGCGCCATTCCAACAATTGCCATATTTAACGATGCTTCACCATGATGATATCCTGAATGTTCTGATACATAACCACTAAATTGTGCCACTTTTATTTCATTTGTAAGCCCTTTTTTAAAAGCAGCAAATAGAATTTTACGTAAACTAATTTTTAATCCATCCATTACTCTTGGAATACTTCTGTCATTATCATAATTAGAGAAATGTATCATTTCATTATGAATAAAGTCCTCTACTAGCACAAGTGGTGTGCTCGTATCTAAATAACTTTGACGATCTGAATTAATGAGCCATTCTTTGCGATCATCCGCACGTTTTTTATTAAATACCATATCAACAGCATCATCACTGACTTGGCCACTATGGTCAAATCCAATAAACTTTTTATCTTCAAAATATTCACGAAATTCTTTTCCAGTACTTGTTCCTAACCCTTTATAATATTTAATCTTCCAATTACTCGCATTTCCAGGTTGTTGTTCTTTCCAAGATTGGTATTCATTCTCACTATAAAATACAGCCTCTTTGGAACCTTTGGTAGCTTTAATAATTGGAGTATTCATAAATCCAATAAATCCTGGAATTTTCGCTAGAGTTGGCCACTCAGACAAGAATAGATTTAATCCTAGTCCTTTAATATGACTACCATCTAAATCTTGATCAGTCATAAAGATAATGCGACCATAACGAAGTAATTTTTTAATATTTTCTTCCGTATATTCCTTACCAGATTCTAATCCAAGAATCTTTTTAATTTCAGTAATCTCTTTATTTTCTGCGATTTTTTTCACTTGTTCACCACGAACGTTCAATATCTTTCCTTTCATTGGATAAACGCCAATCGTATTTCTATTTTCCGATGATAATCCTGAAACAATACCAGCTTTGGCTGAATCACCTTCACAAAAGATAATAACACATTGGTCAGATTTATCTGTGCCAGCCCAATTCGCATCTATTAATTTTGGAATACCTCTAATATTTTTCGTTTTAGAACCATCTGTTTTTTTAGCCGCCTTATTTTCTTTTACTTCTGTTAAAGCACAAGCTGCGTCCATAATACCCATCTTGGCAATCTTTTCAATAAACTTATCACTAACAGTACAAGATGAACCGAATTTGGAAGAAGGCGTATTCATAAAATCTTTTGTTTGACTATCAAACGCCGGATTCTCAATATCACAACGTAAGAATAGAATAATCTGTTCTTTAATTGAATTAGCATTCACTACAACCTTCTTTTTCTTTTCAATATAACCGCATAATTTTCTTGTTATTTGTCCAAGAATATAATCCACATGCTTGCCACCTTTTCCAGTATGAATACTGTTTACGAAACTAACTTGAACAAATTCATGAGATGGTGATAAAGAAACCGCATATTCCCAACGTTCGCCACCTTCTTCGTAAACGCGCATAGATTCTTCTTTGCTTCCAACATATAAATCAATATATTGTTGGAAATTCTTTACTGGAATAGGTTGTGAGTTATATTTGACTTTAATAGATTTATCAGTAATCGCCGCAATATCATATACGCGTTTTTTAAGAAATGAAATAATATCTGGTGAAAATCCTGGAATGCCTAATCTAACAAAATCAGGACGAAATCCGATCTTTGTATAAGGTTTGCCTTTGTATTTAGTAATAACAGGTTTATCAATTACATCTAAATTATTATGAAAATTTTGACAATATTTTAAACCACGCACATGATCAACTGTTTCAACAAACCCAAAAGTAGACCAGATTAATACTAATTTAAATCCAAAACCATTTTTTCCACCAACAATTTTCTTTTCTGTTTTATCATAATTAGTAGAAGTGCGAAGATGACCGAAAATCATTTCTGGAATCCATATTTTATGTTCAGGATGTTCCGCAACATCAATCCCATTTCCATCATTTGTCATAATAATGGTGCCATCTTCTTTGATTTCTACATCAATATACGTAACTGGTAATGAATTTGGAATATTATCATCTATTGCTTTTGCCATTCGCTTGGTATGATCGCTAGAGTTGACAATTGCTTCATCAAATAGTTTTCCTAACCCAGGCACATATTCAATATTTTTTTCATAAATACGAGTAGATTCGTCATTTAAAATCCATTGATTTGAATCAACAAGTTCTACAGAACCAATGTAAGTATCTGGATTATCAAGAACATGTTGTTTAGCGGATTTTTTTTGGTATTTGTCTGCTAAATTGGTTGCTGTGGTAGAGTTCATTGTTGACGACATATAGAGTTATTTAATTATAATAATTTATGTTTAAATCGTTTCAATTTTTAAAAAAACAAATAATAAATAAATAATGAATTAAAATTTATATTTTAAATACATCTATTATATTAATGTCATCTTCTGTATTTTTTGCGCCAGGTAGAACAAGCACAACACGACAAATCTTAAATAGACAATCACTAAGTGGAAAGAATCCAACCTGTGTATGTCAACCGCCAACTAGTAATAAAAGAGTATATAACACATCATATAATAATTCTTATACTAGTGATGGAAATGTAGCAGTGAATACGAATATAAATACAAATACAAATAATTGTGATAAATCACAAATAATAGTAAATCCAGATAATATTGAAACAAAAAATCAAAGAATAGCAAGAACTGTAAGACATTCTTCTATCAATAGAGTACAATTCGGCAATCATTGTTTAACAAATCCATCAATGTTTTTAGGAAGAATTGAAGGACAACCAGGGGGGATGGTTGGACCTTTAAGAAATAAATTTTAATATAATAAATTTTAATAAATTTTAATAAATTTTAATAAATTTTAATAAATTTTAATAAATTTTAATAAATTTTAATAAAATATAATAATATAAAATGAGTAATTATTTTTTAAATTTTCCTCCACAACAAAATATTTGTCCTCCAAATGTTCCTTTAAAATCATTAGGATTTGGAAATTATGTTTCAGATTGTTCTGCGTGTAGCAATACGCTACCATCAAATGATTGTTCAAACGGTTATCCAGTTAATTATTATCCTATTACAAGTAAGTCAGGCATATCTACTGTTGATTTATTATATAGTATTTACTGTTCTTATCAAACATCATGTTTGCCAATATTTTTAAATCAAGTAGCTATATATAATAATCCTCCTTCCACTCCGTATCCTATTCCAGCAAATTATGAAACCCCAAATGCTATTGGTTACATTGGTCCTAAAAATATTTTTATATTTAGACATGCGGAAAAAACTAAAAAAAGTAGTACGATCGCTGAATATCATATAGATCAAAATGGCGTATCTAGAGCATTACAAATGATAACTTATATAAATAATTTATGTGAACAAGGATATCCTATTTCTTATATAGTTGTTTCAAATCCAGCACCATTCACCGCATCAGATTCTAGTATGCGTCCTGTACAAACTGCGTCTTTTGCCGCATCAATACTAAATATACCAGTATTTTGTTTTAATGGTTCATGTGACCCAGCAGGAAATACTGCACAAACTTTATTTTGTCTTAATGATCCAGCGTATTTGCCAAATCCAGATACTCCAATTAGCACTCCAACTCCTTCTCCATCAATAAACAAATATACCTCAAGTAATTTATTTAATTTACCATATAATCCATTTAATAGACAAAATGTATTAATTGTAACAGAACATACAAGTATACAAGAATTATATTTAAATATTGCTGCTGCTGCGTATAAAGTAGACAGAATAGAACGTTATGTTCCACCTTCTAATACAGTTACGCCTCAATATAATAATTTATATTGTTCTGTTTATAAGATGTTATATAATTATTGTTCTTATTCAACTTATCATGGTACATCTCATGGTGGTACATCTAATGGTAATTATGAATATAATCAATTCAAATATACAAGTTCAAGTGTTAAAGGAGATTATATGTATCGTGCCCCACCAATACCTAGTAATTTTTATTTCGCGCAATCAACTCAAGCCAATATTGGAACCACAGATCAAACTCCAGCTTATAATATATTTAATTTGTGTCCATATTGGAATACAGATTGTTTTGATTTACAAATAAATTTTATGAGTAATACAAGTGGAAAATTTGTTTTTAGCGTATCTCAACAGCCAATCGAAACTTGTTTTCCTAGTTGTAATCTGGAAGTATTTATGTATCAAGTGCCATCAACTCCTGGAATGTCTGGATATTCTTATATGGATACTTCTTTAAATATTAATGAAAAATTATGTGAAACGCCTGCAACACGACGAATAATAGATTTTTTAACATTAGAACCTGATATTGCTTTATATCAAATTCCTCCAATTTAACCAAGAACAATAAAATAATAATACGCGTATTATATTTAGCGAAAAATTTAGAAAAATATTATTTTCTAATTATAATTCATAATGACTCGTTATACTAAAAATTCTCATGGCCATTATGTTATTGCTGGACATACTTATGAAACATTAGAAGGTTCTAGAGCTCAAGTTATGCATGGAACCGCATACAAAACAAGCGGCGGATTAAAGAAATCAGATTTATTACAAAACAAGAATGGACGTATTGTAAGTAAAAAGAAGCATGGAACAGCCAAAAAAGAGAATCGTCTTGTAAAAGCAGGTTATGGAACAAAGAAAGGACACTTTGGTGCTGTTAAACTTGGTTCAAAATCAAGTAGATCAAAAAAGTCACGTAAATCACGATCAAGACGCCATAAGAAGATGAGAGGAGGAAATGCTATAACTGGAACAGATAATCCTTATGCTCCACAATATGGAAATGCTGCCAATATTTAAAAACCATAAGACAATAAAAAAATAAATCCAAAGATAATAAGATAATAAGATAATAAGATAATAAGATAATAAGCCATAAAATATTATTATACACGATAATATTTTACAAATACCAAGAAGAACATATAAATTTAGAAAATTTAATATATTCAGGAATCGTCATATTCAAATACTTTTCAAAATATCTTTTACTAGCAATAAAATGATTCACTGATTTATTATGCTGAAAATAAAAATTATATGCTTCATCAAAACCAATAAGCATATTATTATCTTCAAATACATTTTTCGTATTATACTTTATTTTTAGTAAATGAAGTGATTCACTAATAGAGTCATTTTTATACCACATATTACATTTAATATTCATGACATATTTATTATCAATTATCTTGATGTTAGGAAAAAAATGATTTAAAATTTTTAATACGTCCGTCTCAATAATATTACCATTAGAACAACATAATTCTGAATGTTCATGAAACCATTTTTTAAATAAAATACAAAGTTCATCTATTTCAAATTCAGTTTCATCAGAAACAACTGTAATTGTATTTTCACAGAATTGAATAAAATCGCTTACTCGTGGAAGATATTTACTTGTTAGATTATGAAAAGAATCTGTTGTTTCATCAAAAACAAATCTTTCTTTTAAATATGACTTTAAATTATTGAGGTAAATCATATTTGGGAGAGAAAGTTGGGAAAGATATAATTTCCAAATATAAGCAATATTTTTCCAACTAATCATTAATTTTGAATTATTATTATCATTATTATTATTGCTATTATTATCATTATTATTATTGCTATTATTATCATTATTATTGCTTATATTTGATGGTTGATAAGTTTGAATAGAATGTTTACAAAATTGGTCAATAATAGTAGCGGAAGTATTATTTTTTAGGAAAAAAGTATAAGACTTTAAACTTTCATCATTCATAAAATTATTAATATAATTATCAGAATTCTCAAAACGGTGCGAATAATGTGCTGCCACACAGATTAAATCAATTCCATATTTAGATAACATATTTTTCCATATATCCATAGAAATTTTATCCGATATTTTTAATAATCGGCAATTACTATAATTATAATTTTCATGATATTTTGTTATAAAATTATTGGTAATATTTGAAAATCCTGTATAAAATTGTGATATATTTTCAATATCAATCAACAACTTTTTAGTTTTAGGTTTAATTAAAAATATCAAATCATTATTTTTTTTAAGAATATTGTCACCAAGAATAGTTAGAAAGTATTTAGCTTGTGTTTTACTTGTAAATATAGATGGATATAATAAAGATAATACATTTTGGATAGTAATAGATTCAGGAATGGATTTTAATAAATGACGATCTTTAATTTGTTTAATTATATTTATTTTAGTACGATATTTCCAATCCATTAATTTTTTATCTTTTGAAATAGTTATTAACAATTGATAATGTATAATATCTTCTTTGACAGGAGAATAATTTTTTCCATCATAAAAATAAAAACAATTATTGTTAGGTAAATAATAGTATTGATTTTTGCTGAGAAATACTTGAATAAATTGTTTATGCTCATAAGTAAGGAAATTATTACGTATTATTCTTTTTTCATTATTTTTACGTTCTTGTTCTAATGTATTTGATAATAAATTCATAATATGATAATGGACACGTTGTTTCATATAACTATTATCTTTATATTTTTCAAATAATTCAGTAATTTTATTATGATATTGGCGTAATTCGGATTCATCCATAATAGATTATGATTACTTTAATTAAGTGTGAAGTTTCTATATTTATTTTATTATTATATTTTAACTATTTTAGTTATTATAATTTTAACTATTATATTTTTACATTATATTTTTACATTATTTTTAAATTTTTTAAATTCTTACTTTTTCTTTTTCTTACTTCATTGTACTATATATTTTAAAAATACGTAAATGAGTTTTTTATTGAATAATAAAAAATTGAATTAAATATAATGAATAATAATTATAATATGATGAATAGCA